GCTACTAAAGATGTATTAGGAAGATCAGAATTTAAATTTTGGTTAGATGCATCTAATTTACCTACTTATATATTAAATAATAAGCAAAAATATAAACAATTTTTTAAATGCTAACATTTTGCATCCCTTCGAAAAATAATTTAAGGTATTTAAAACCTTGTATACAATCTATTAAAGATAATTCTTATTATAAAGATAATGAGATACTTGTTTACGTAGATCAAGACAATGATGGAACTTGTGATTGGTTAAAGGATCAAAGAATTAGATTCATTAAAAATGAATACATTGATCCATTGGGAATCGGGCATGCTTATGATGAAATGTTTTTAGAAGCTAAATACGATTACGTAATCGCATTCCACGCAGACATGATATTAGGTCCAAATGCAGATAAACATTTACTAGATTTAAAAACTAATAACAATGTCGTATGCGCTACACGAATAGAACCACCTCTCCATCCAGAAGGAATAGAAAAAATAGTTAAAGATTTTGGTATGTGGCCAGAAGATTTAAAGATTGAAGAATTTAATCAATTTGTAAAAGAGAATGGAAGTGATAAGATAACTAAAAGTATCTTTGCTCCATGGCTAATACATCGTGATCAGCATTTAGGGCACGATCCCATATTTTTATCTGTTTTTGAAGACGCAGACTTATTTAGAAGAATGAAGTTAGCGGGATACGATCTAATTCAATCTTGGAAAGCCATGGTATACCATCTAACTTGTAGAGGAGGTCAATTTGCTCACGCAGAAAAAATGGAAGATTTTCAAAATAAAAGTGAAGATTGGAATAAAAACAATGCAATTTCAATGTACGAATACATTAGAAAATGGGGAGCATTTATTCAACATTCTAGTACATTGGATCCAATACCAAATATTAAATACAATATAGGTATCGAAATAAATAATTGTAAGAGCGAACAGATATTAAGTGTAGAACCTTATTTTGATCACATTAAAATTGATAACATTGATATTAAATCTTATTGTGATTATATTCAACCTTATACATCGTTTGATATAGCATCTAAATTTGTAAATGAATTAACCGATGATATTATATTAATTGTTGATTATAATGATATGATCAAACCTGAAAATATGTTTCAAGCTTTAATAGGAAACTTACAAAGTCTAATTCATCATGATGCAGACGATTTAGGAATATATGAATTAGGACCATTTAAATTAAACATAAAGAAAAAAGAACCACAACAACCAAGATTAAAATTATGTTAACACAAAAAGACGTTACATTGGTTATACCTGCTTACAATAATTTAAGACATTTAAAAAATGCGTATGATAGTATTAAAAGAAACGCACCAGAAGTAAAAGTAATTTTATTAGATGATGGATCTACAGACGATACATTTGAATGGTTAAAATCTTTAGAACTCGATAAACAAATCAGTGTAATTTATAGATCAGAAGAAAGAGTAGGTCACACAATTTTATACGATAAAGGTATGGCATTAGCTAGAACTTTAATTGTAGGAGTATTACATGCAGATATGATCATAGGTCCAAACTATATAGAGAACATACTTAAGCATTTAAAACGTGGTACGGTAGTATGTGGAACTAGAATAGAACCTCCTTTACATCCAGAAGGAAAAGAAAAAATCATTAAAGATTTTGGTATGGACTTTGATAGTTTGAATATAGAAGAATTTGAAAAGTTTGTAGAGGAAATTCAACTAAAAATAAAAAATAGTATTTACGATAATGGAATAAAAACTACTAAAGGCATGTTTGCCCCATGGATTTTATACAAAGAGGATTTTAATAAAGTAGGAGGACATGATAAGATTTTTGCACCGTTTCCATACGAAGATTCTGACATTTTTCAAAGATGGATGCTTGCAGGATACGAATTAATTCAATCAAGAGATGCTCTAGTTTATCACTTAACTTGTAGAGGTCATAGATGGACCGATAAAATTGGTCATGATGATCAGTATTTTCAAAATGCTAGTAACAAATCAGCAAGAAATTACATTAGAAAGTGGGGAAGTTGGATTCAAAATGATGAATATCAATTACCCATTATTCCAAAGAAATATGACATTGGAATTGTTTTACAGGGATCATCTTATAATACTTTATTGCTGAATATATTAGAACCATGGTGTTCAAACATTTATATAAGTGATGAAGACATTGTCTCTGAATATATTAAAAATGAACAGCCAAATACTCTAATAGATCTAAAAAGTAAATTTAAAATAGATCAAGAACCAACAAATGACATAATTCTTGTGATATCTATAAATGAATTTAGTAATGGTTCTGCTGAAGTATTACAAAATTTACAAGCTATAATAGCAGAACACGGTGAAGTAGCTGATTTTGAATTACAAAACATGATTCTTAGTATTAGGAAAATGAATCCAATACAAATACCTATTGAACCACTATTTCCTACCACTTAATTTGATATTTATTACCAAAGATTATTTAGAATGGCAAATATACTTTCAACTCCAAGATATTCGGTTAGCTTAACAGTTGACGGAGAAAAGGTTAACATACCCTTACAATTTGATTTATCTTCTGCAGATTCAAAGAAAGGCATAAATATGCAATTCATTTTGCCCAAAGAAAAGATACAAGATCCAAGAAAAAAACAAGAGTATGCAAATAAGATTTCGGTAGCATTACAAAAGAAATTTGGTGAAGCAGGAATTCCTATAGATTATAATGAAAGAAACGCGTATTTAAACGTGGCTTCTTTTATAGTTCCTTTGAATGCTATATCAGCGTGGCTAATGAAAACTTTAAAAGGTGAGTAGTAAATTCTTATTAGACTTATTTAAAAAAAATCTTACCAACGGTAAAGGAAGTACATTTTCTATTCAACAAAACCCTACTAATTATATAGAAAAAATGAGAGGATCTATAGATCCAAATTTATTATTTTCCTCTCAAAAAAATTCAAGTGGAACAAATATACCTACTAATCCACCTACAATACCAACTTTTTATTTACTTGACTCTTTAGGTAGGATACTAACAACAGAAAATGGTTCAACTATATCAACACAATAATTAAAAAATATGTCAAACGTAACAATATCTCAACTCCCAGTAGTAACATCAGTATTAAATACAGATGTTGTTCCTATAGTGGCATCAAATAACACATCTCAAATTTCTATAGCAAATTTAGCAAATTCTTTAAGTGGATCTTTTAATTTTGCAACCACTGGATCAAATACTTTTACAGGTCCAATAACTATTAATACGCCGGCAACTTTAGATTTGATTGTTTCAGGGTCTTCAGTTGTAATGGGCGGTTTCTTAGTTACAGGTAGTATTGATGTAACTGGATCAATGAGAGTTACAAATGGATTAAGTTTAACTGGATCATTAGTATTTTCTCCAGGAAGTTTAATAGTTCAAACTACCGCTTCTGCAGCGTCAGGACCTTTAAAACATTATGCATCTATTGGATCTTTTGCGGGTAGTATGAGTGATTTGTCTGGTTCTACTGGAAATAGATTCATTCCTTCTGGAAATAAATTATATTATATAACTTGTAATGAATCAAATAATTCAAAGACAAGCCTCTATTTATATGATTTAACTAGTAATGGCACAACACCAATAAGTCCAATGTATTCAGAAGAAATTACTGTAATTAATACAGTTGGAAGTAATGCTGCTCAAATAATACCAAGCCCAAAAGATTCAGCTACATCTATTAATACACTTGGAGGAGCTTTTACTTCTAGATCATTAGCGGCTGGAGCATATATGAGATTATTCGTTGAGTACGCATCTTTTGCACCACAATGGCATATAATAGCTTCAGGATCACTATTTTAATAATAAACTAAAAGTTATGAAGAAAAGAAAAACAGTAAGAGCAAATTTTGACGGATTAGATCAATTAACGTCAGAGCAAATAAAAAAATCTGACATATTAAAAGGTCTTCTTAAAGTTGAAGTGCCTAAAGCAATAGAAGATGCGCTTACCAATAAAAAAACTTTCGCTTCCATATTTGAAATAAACAGTTCTAACAATTATGTAGAATTACACAAACATTATTGGGTAGATGCGCTTACTGTATGTCTTAATTGGTATATTGAAGATCCCGCAGAAGATTACGAAATGTGCATCCACATATCAAAAATGATTGAAACATTGAAAAACTCTAAAAAGTAAAAATGGCAGACGAATATAAAGAAATACAATCAGCAGTAGATTCGTTATTAGGAGCAAAATCATCGATAAGAAGAAAAAAAAGAACTCAATCAGAAAGACGAAGAGAATTATTCTTCACATTAATAAATACCTTAGAAGAAACAATAGTAAGATCTAACATCGCGTACCAAGAGCTCCAGATCGATCTATTTAAATACGAAGATAAGTATATTCAGACAATAGATATGTTAATGATCTTGAGCTTTGGAGAAGCTTGCACAGACGTTATTAGTTTTTATCTATATGATAGGATGAATGATGATGCTACACTAAATGCTATGAAAACTACAGATGGCCAAGAAATATTGTTACAGAATCCTTACGATCTTTGGAATTTATTAGTTATGATGAACCCAAAAATAGATGAAGGGTAGGAGGAAGAAATACCAGAAGAAATTACCGTGGGAACAAAGTAAGGCGTTAGGATTTCCCCATTTAGGTTTACAATTGACCGAAGACGAGATTAGGGATTCCATGGCCAATTCTCGTACTATAGCCGAAGCTTGTCGATACATGGGAATTAACTTCAAAACTTGGGTTAAGTACGCAAGCATGTACATTGACCTTGAGACAGGAAAAACTCTCTACGAAATTCACAGAAAGTACGGCAATCCCAATGCACAAAGACCTAGAAAACACAAAGAAAATCTACCAAGACTTTATCAAAAACAAATAGACAATCTACTTACTTACAGAAAGTGGACTAGTCCTGCAAGGGTGGTGATTTTAAAGAAGATGTTGATCTTACACGGATTGCACAAAGAAGAGTGCGAACACTGTGGTTATCACGAAAAAAGAGTAAAAGACGGAAAGCAACCACTGTTATTACACTTTGTTGACGGTGACCGCAGAAACTGGCAAATAGAAAATATCAGGTGGCTTTGTTACAATTGCTACTTCATTAATGTGTTTGACAGTTTTAGTGGACGAGTACTAAGAAATATGCAATCGAGTCCACTTGTTGGTGATGAAACTTCTTTCGAGTCCAATTTACTATTCTACAACATAGACGAAAATGTGTTAAAAGAGATAGAAAAGATGCAAGCTTTCTTAGACGAAGGAAGATATAAACACGAAGAAGATTTAATCGATTATAAAAACCAAGAAGATCAAGATCTAATCGATTTACAAAATATGGTACACGAAATAAAGTACGAAAAACCCGATTTGGGTGACGATGAGAACCTACTAATAGATAGAAAAATTTAAATACATAACTGGCTGATCCCCAAAGCCTGACTCATAACTGATTGGTTACCAATAAAAAAGTTCTCCATTGAGAACCAACGAGTTATGATCGCTCCCTGCTTACATTCTGGCGCAACTGATTGGTTTCCAATAGGCTTTTTTTCATTTGGATTTTTTTATGTCAATATTGTGTCGTATATTTACTATATTCAATTATCTTCCACATGAGCAAAAAACGCACAGATCGCAACCACATTATCTACGAAATCGTTAATACCGTTAACGGTAAACGTTACATAGGATTGACGGTGGCACGCGGGAGAGCATACAAAAAAAGTGTATTAATTCGTTTTCACCAACACTGTATGCGAGCGTTAACTGAAAATAAAGATTGGGCGTTATACAACGATATGCGTAAGTACGAACACGATGTGTACGACGTATTAATAGTAGATATCGTACGAGGTAAAGCTGAAGCACATCGCATAGAAACTGATCTTATTCATAGTTACGAATACAAATTAAATTCAACCATTAAAAAATAAGTTATGACAAACTCAAGAAATTTTCAAGTAAACGATTTTATATCAATTAAGTACAATTACAATTACGGTATGGGCTCAGGATCTCAAGGATCTGTGGAAATTACAGGTATTGTTAAAAGCATAGATCTATCAAAGATGACGTTTGAATTGTTAGCTACAAGTAAAAGAAAAGCTGAGAGCTATTATTTTTCTAGCATTAGTAGTATTACCATTCTTGAAAAACCTAAAGTGCCAGTAGAAAATGCACTAGCTGAAATAACAAAAATAGGTGAAGGTCGCTACGTAATTTCTTTTAAAGGTAAAGAATACGAAGCTGCAAAAATCGCCTACGCAGGTAGATTAAGAGTGTTTAATAGAGTTAAAGGCGCGAGAGGTATGAAACGTGGAAATATTATTTGTAACGAGTACATGTTTGGAATTAAAAGTCTTCGTAGAGACATAGAAATGGGTAAAAAAATTGCGTAATAAAATTAAAAATAAAAGTTATGACAAATTCACAAATCGAATTATTTAGTAAAATTTTAGACACTAATTGGGAATTGAAAGAAGCAGTTGATAACGAAAAGCATTTTCAAGCTGTATCTTTAAAAGATCAATTAGATCAGTTCATTGAAGAATTAAAAGAATCTATGGGTGTAGAAGCATTTGATACATTCATGAGTAATGGTAGAAAAATGTTTGCTTCAAAAAACTAAAAAATAAAAATATGTTTACAGTCTATCTTATTATTTGTTTTGTATCGCTTGCGATATTAGCAGTGTGTTACATTAAAGCAGAACACCATCAAGACTGGGATTAATAAAATTAAAAATTAAAGTTATGACAATACAAGTACCAAAATCAGTAAAAAGTTATTCAGAATTGGCAGACGTAAGAAACGATGTCAAGTGTAAAATGATTGGTTCATTTTCAGGCCATCTAAAATCTATTCTATATTCAGGATTATTAGACAAAAATGAAATTTCAAAAAAACGAACAGAACAGTTTTTAATCGAAATGGAAGAAATTTGGAACGCTCAGTACGAGATTAAAGTAGAGAACAATTAACAGTTAATTGACATAGGTTAACTGATGAGACTTCAATAGTCGAAACCGCTATCATGCGGTATTAACCAATAAAATTAAAGTTATGAATTTATTTCAATCAGTCAAGTCATTTATCAATAGTCGTGAAGTGAATAGTACGTTTACTACGAAAGAATTACACGATGCTATGAACGGTATTGAAAGTGTAACCGCATGGAAAAGACACGGTAACGAATTCTACAGAACAAATACTTACAGATCTTATTTAAGACGTTTAGGTTTTGTTAATAGAATTAAGAACGGTCTTTGGATGGTGATATCACCGATACCAAATTGGTTCGATAGTGGCACTGCAAACTTTTTATTATTTCCAGCTTATAGATTTGAAAATGGAAAAACAATAAGACAGTCTGAATACAATGGAGAAACTAGAGCTCAGATCGAATTGAAATTAGAAAATCATTTTAAACATTATAAAAATATGAAACAAAAGTTGGAATTCAAAGTAGGCGACAAAGTAAAAATAGTTGGAAAGACTGGTTACCACGGATTTGAAATGCAAGAAATTGTAGAAGTTGTTTTCGTTGGTGATGAAACTTTAGAGTGCGAAGGAAACGGTGGTGGAAAAACTACATTTCAACAAACAATAGATAAAAATGATGTGGTACTGTACTACGAAGTAAACATTCCAGAACCCTTTGAGAAAGAAGTACGACCATCTAGCGCCAAGGAATTGGCAAGAGAATTGGTAGGTGACGGTAAAACTCCTAACGTGTGGTTCGTTACTTATGGCGCTTACATAATGGTTAGAGAAGATTTTGATTGTAGCGACTACGAATTATTGGAAGGTTATTCAGAAAAAGATTCAGAAACTTTTGGACCTTTTTATTCTTACCAAGAAGCTTGCGATAAATACGATGATATAGATTTGGATCCACGCGATGGCATTGGTCAAGTGTTTATTGAAGACAGATTAATTGGTACAGTTAAAGAGAAGTGCCTAGAAAAGGTAATTAAAGTAGATTATAGTTATAACGAACACGATGATTCAAAATTTTATAAAAAATAAATTACACAAAATTAAGATCGAAAAAATAAAGTAATCATAAAAATTAAAAATTAAAGTTATGGGATTAGACATGTATTTACACAAAAAAACTAACGTTAAGAACTACAGCTTTTATTCAGACGAAGAAACTACGTTAGTAACAGTTACAAGAAACGGAGAATCGGTAAAGTCTATCGATCCTTCAAAAGTATCAATGATAGAGCAAGAAGTTGGGTATTGGAGAAAATTCAATGCTCTTCATTTGTGGTTCGTTAATAATGTACAAGGCGGTAAAGACGATTGTGCAGAGTACTACGTTAAGAAAGATAAAATGCAAGAATTACTACAAGTATTAAAAGAAGTAAGTAACGATCATTCAAAAGCACCAGAATTATTGCCTATTGGAAATGGATTCTTTTTTGGAAATACAGATTATGATGAGTGGTATTTCAATGACGTTAATAGATCAATAATGATATTTGAAGACATATTGAAGACTTCCATTAGTGAAGACGATTTGTATTCTTCTTATCACTATCAAGCAAGTTGGTAAAATATTTTAATAAACTAATAAAAATAATTATGCAATTTAAATCTTTATACCCACCCATTTGCTTTACTAGTCCAAGTACGAATATCATCTACATTGTGGCAGGAGGAATTTATCAACAAGTGGACAAACTGTACGATTGGTTAGAACTAAAAGAAATGTGGACTCCAATTGTGTACGATAAACCTTATCAGAAACCTGTGATAGTAGTAGAACCTATCAAGTATTTTGTTGAAGGTACTAAAGGCAACAAGTACGAAGTTGTAAATGATAATGGAGTGTGGACGTGTTCGTGTCCTGCACACGGATTTGGAAGAGGCAAAGATTGCAAACATATAAAATCTTTAAAATAAAAAGTAATGAAAAAAGAATTCATTCCATACGAACAAGCATTAGCTCTTAAAGAGTTAGGGTTTGATGAACCATGTTTTGCATATTATTTTACTACTAATGGTGAAAATTGGGAATTTGCAGCTAAAAGAGAGTTTGATAAAATAAATGAAACATTAGTTATTGGTGATAAGTTTATATTATCTGCACCATTATACCAACAAGCATTTAGATGGTTTAGAGAGAAGCATGGACTATATTCATACATAGAAACAGTTTTTGTAGTAGGTGCAGCTTCTCCTATAAAATATGATTACGTCATATTAGAAAATAATGAGGAAGAAGTATTTTATACAAATATGCCATACCATTCCCATGAAGAAGCAGAACTAGCTTGTCTTAATAAATTAATTGAAATAGTAAAACAATAGTTATGAATGAAGAATTTATACCTTATGAACAAGCATTATCTTTAAAAGAATTAGGTTTTGATGAACCTTGTTTTGGTTGGTATCGGTCGTCACTAATACCAAGTAATTTTACCGAGTATTTTTTAGAGACAGAATTTGGTATGAATGAAAGTCCAAGTGATTGCGTCAATAGTAATTTTTTAGATAAAGCGTGTAGTTCTCCACTATATCAACAAGCATTCAGATGGTTTAGAGAGAAGCATAACTTAACAGCTAATCCATCTATCTGTAGTAATGGAACATGGAGTGCTTGGGTAATGAGTATTCCCTATAATCCTGAAGATGGTATAATGAATGATACAGATGGATTTAAAACATATGATGAAGCTCAGTTAGCTTGTCTTAATAAATTAATTGAATTAATAAAAAAGAAATAATGGCAAATCCACAAGAAGGAAAACCGATCTGGGTAGAAAGTATCTTAACAGACGAAGAATACAGAGAGTGTTCCAAAAAGTACCCAAATACATTTACGAAAGGACCAATTAAACCCGCATTTTTTCATTGCGAATTTAGATGGAGATATAGAATGGGTGCTGGTATGACATCTGAAGAATTGAAGGTTTATAATAAGAGAATTGCTTCTTTGGAAGAGATGCTTAAACAATTAAAATAAATATTATGATATTATTTAAAGGTAAAAAGGCAAAAGTAGGCCCAGTGCATACTAAAGATATTACATTAGAGGATCTAAGAGTAGTATTCTTTCCCAAAACATTTTACGAGAAGTACGGTTATTTAGGTTCAGTTCCATGGAGAGAGGAAGGTCCAATATTCAAAGCGATGGAACCTTTAGTAATTTACATGGACTACAAAGCAAAACCTTTTTGGTGTCCACGGTGGTTAATTAGATTGTTGCATTTATTCGGTTCTGATAATTCTATTGTTAGAGTGAGAAATAGAAAGCTACACAATCTAAAAAACAAAATCACTAAAGGTTGTTTGATATGGGATTATAAAACTAAATGGTCTGACTATGATCTTAGAATAAGTGTAACTGGTACAAATGAAATGCAATTCTTAGCTGATGCCATTGAAACTGAATTCTATGATAGAGGGTATAGAATAGATTTAGCTGAGCAGATTAAGGAACTAGATCCTGACACTAGATATCATAAAGGTGATACTCCTACTATGTTAAAAAAAGAATTACACAGATTACAAGATAGTTTAGATTTGGACGAATTAAATTAATTATATCATGTTAATAATAGAAGATCAAATAATTACAGCATATTCCGTATTTTTAGGATCCGCTTGTATATTATCATTTGCAGCATATTTAATACACGAATTTTATAAAAAAGATCAAGATGGAAATGATTAATAGTAAAAAACCGGCTGATTCAATCCTTCAGAAATTCGAAGATCAGCATCCAGGAAATTTAGGTTGGGACTTAGAAGTTAAAAAAGCTTTCATACGTGAGAAAAATTCAAAGGCATTTTATTTAAAAATTAACAATCGTTGTATAGCAGAATTACTAATATCTTGGAATTCTGACAACGTATTTTTAGTGAATAGTATTACAGTTCTTCCAGAATACAGAAATAATGGCTATTCAAAAAAATTACTTAAACATGGTTTTGAATGGGCTTTAGATAATGGGTTTGAATTATGTATAGGAGAAGCGAGAATAGGAGCAAGTTGGAATGCATTTAAATCTTTTGGAGCAAAATCTATATTCATTCACAAAAATTGGTGTAAGTCAAAGGAAAACTATGTGAGCTTTTTAATTAAATTAAAAAAATAAAGTTATGTTTGAAGAACTAGAAAAAGAAAGACAAAAAGTTATGGGAGATCCTAAATTTCAAGAATGGTGTAAAGAGTTTAGAGTATCTATAAATACAAGAATTCCTGAAGCAGAGTACAGAGCAATGGAGATTATGAAGCAATACGAATCACAAGATTTATTTTATTCTAAACTAATTAAAATGGTTAACTAAAATCATGGAGGAAAAAAAGAAAAAGAGCGTAGTATCTAGAGCAACTGCGTACAAAATTCTTTGGTGGTGTATAAGCGAGTACGGAAGGTCCAAACTTAATGGACCTTACCCGTATCTTGAATACAGAAAAGCTGATTATTATACGGGAGAGGATTGTGGATACTACGATGAAATAGAACAGGTGATCTTTATTAATAAAGACGCTCATCTAACATTAGAAGATCTTGTTAAAACTATTATACATGAATACACGCACTATGTTAAACATAGTATGCATGAATATAAAATACTGTCAAAGTACTTAAGTCATCATAGAAACCCATTAGAAATAGATGCAAGAAGGACAGAGAATAGAGATTATAAAAAGTGTCTTAAATTTTTAAAGAAGGAATACAATATTTTCGAATAAACACAAATATTTATACTCAGAATGAAAGAATTGGTATACGATATGTTAGAAAAGATGGTCGAATCAAAAATACCCGATAAGACTCATCATCTTCTACACATTAACTGTAGACAAGCGTTTTTGGAAGCATCAGTGGATCTAATAGAAAGAAAAATCATTAAACCCACTGCTAGTAATATAAAGTTTTTGACAGATAATTGGGAACATATCCTTTATACTAAATATTCAATGCTTAATTAACATGAATCCAACAGTACCTCAAGTAGTAAGTACATCTCTTTTGCAATACGGCGTAGTAGGTTTAATAGCTCTTTTATTGGGTTATTTTGCGTGGATCCAATATAAAAGATTAGTAGAAAAAAACGATAAATTAGAAGAGAAAGTTGATAAATTACAACAAGAGATGATGGAAATCTTAGTTGAAGAAAGAGACAGAATGTCAAAATTAATTACAGATAATACACAAGCACTAGCTGATTTACAGAAAACAATATATAAATTTTTAATATCTTCTACTAAAGATATTTCTTAGATTTTCAATACTTTGAAATTAATTAAAATATATGTAAAAAAATTACCTAATAATTTATTTTATTTAGGTAAAACAGAAAAAGATCCTTATAAATACAAAGGATCTGGTATATTTGGCTTAGAACTATTAAAAAAAGATGAAATAGCGAATAAAGTAAGAGGCGCTAATAATGGTATGGCTAAAGCTGTTATACAATATGATAAAGATTTAAATAAAATCAAAGAATATTCTACAGCTAGAGAAGCATCAAAAACATTAAACATAGATTTTTCAAATACATCTTCAGTTTGTTCAGGAAAAAGAAATAGCGCCGGCGGATTTATTTGGAAATATAAAAACAATCAAAATAATTCTTTATACGTGGATCCCAAAAGAAGGAAGCTAGAACAACAAGCTACAAGAATATTAAAAGCTTACGAAGTACTCGAAAAGTGGAAACAATATAAAGAGGACGAAAAATATAAATCAAATGTTACGAAACCAAAAAAGAAGATTTTCTCCAAAAAAGATTCAAGTAAAGACTTGCAATAAAAATGAATCGAGTTGTGATTATTACCTTTCCATTTATGGAAATTTGTGTGACAACTGTCCACAGGCCCCAAAACCTACAAAGTCAACCAATCTAATACATAAATTGTTCAAATTCTGAGCTATTGGGAGTGTCCCAATGAGCCAAAATCTTACTTTTTATAGAAATATAAGCAATAAGGCTGATGCTGGCCATGAGCTCCCCATGCGCCCAAAATTCTCTATTGGAAACCAATCAATTGCACATATTGGTAACCAACTAGTTATCATAACTGATTGATAATCAATAAAGAATCTTTTAAAAGAATTTTTTTATGTCAATATAGTGTCGTATATTTACCCTGATCGAGCAAAATAGCAGCTCATATATACATTTTTTTAATATATAAATAAAAGTTATGAATACATTACACACCACATTGACAGCTTTAGAAGCACAGTTAGAATCTCAAAAAGCAGATTGTATCGAATACGAAACCAACGTGTACGAAAAACAACTGAATACCTTACAAGAAAAAGTAACTAATTTTTTTGTTAGTATTGGTATTGCTAAAAAAATTATTTTTAGTGGTACGAACATTAGAATTGCGATTAACGAAAATTCTAATTATAGCACTGCTAAGATTGAATTGTACTACGAATTGCCGTGGAGACTTAAAAAAGAAAATCGTACAGGTTATGTTGAATTAAGTTGGTACGGATTCCGTACTAACACTTGTTGGTACGAAAGTAGATGTAAATCTACCGAATCAGAACATATAGAATATCTTAAGTGCTTAGGTGAAATAGCTGCCTTGTTACCTACGATCGAAGCAGAGTGGCACAAGTGGTACGAAGAGTATAAAGAATATAGTAGCGCTAAACAAGTTTATTATTCTGCGATTGATACTACACAGCGCGTTATTTATGACACTCAAATGTTAATCGCTAAAGGAGAAATAGAACAGTACAAAAAAGTTGGTTTTAAGTGCGAGCTTAAACCTAAAATCGAATGTAAGAGAGATTTTGATGTTGAACGTGGTACTTTTGGAGATTATAAATTATATGAAGAACCAGCATCAATAAGATTAGAGCACGGATATGGAAAATGGGATCATACATACATCGATTCTTTCGAAATTGTAAAAGAGTTGAAGAGAAGTAAAATGTTGGTTAGAATAAAACCTACTAATTACGCCACAGAAATGGAGTACGAATTAACACCTAAGTTCTTCGAACCTTTCATTCAAGACGTGTACAATTGGCAGACTTCTGGCGCAGAAGAAAAATCTCTTAATACGTATAAATTTTTCGATAATCATGCCACAAAACAAGTAGCAGAAATTGCTGAATAATTTAATAATACTAAAATAAAATAAAAGTTATGAATACGAAATTACACAAAGTTACTAATAAAGAATTGCTATTTAGATTCATTGAGAGTAAACCAAATAAAAGAGTTACTTATTCAGAAATGCAAAAATTCTTATTCGAGCTCAATCGTCCAGGTGAAACATTCGATAGCTACCTAAATCGTGGATACCAGTCTACGAACTTGGTTCCTGGATCTGGATACATGTACAAAGACGTTGGTTACGGAAAATTAGTTAAGTTAGTGGACAATTATGGAAAAGCTACATATACAATAGTAAGACCTCGTAGATACAAAGAAACGTACAAATTTAAAAACGAAAATAAAATAAATGTTATGAGCACAAATAAAAAATTTAAAGTAGGAGATACAGTAATTGGTAATTCAAAGGCGAATGATCACTATGAAGTTACAGTTGAAAATTGGTTAGGTACAATAATTAATATTAACAGTAATGGATATATTCAAATTAAAGGGACATACGGTGGACAATTTTGGGTAGATTCTGATTGTTTTGATTTAGTACCTAAAAGAAAAAAAGCGCAAGAAGTAGCTACTAAAGAACATTACGAAGTTGATGTTCCCTTTATTAAAGCAGCTCATAGTGCAGCTTGTTCTGAATGGAAGAAAAAATTGGAAGATAAATTTCCAGACGTGTTTCCTAAATTAACACCGATTGAATTAGCCTTAAAGAAATTTGGTAGAGATACTGTATACGCCGTTTTTTACAAAGTAATAGTGCACTATGATCATATATTCATTCCATTACCTAATGCTAATACTGCGTGGACAATGAGTGCGTTTGAGTTTGCAAAAGAATTCATTGAGCAGAATCCAAATTCTTACATTATTCATAATGCTGTACGTACATTCGAATCATTGAAAAACTCTGATAAGTTTGATGAATCCAATCATGACAAAGAATTATACAATTATTTAGTTATCAACTTTAATGAATAGTGATTCTTATTAAACAATATTAAAAACACTTAAATAGAAATATGAAGTTAAAACTAGAAAAAGGTCAAAAGTTGTGGTTCACTAGCGATACTCACTACAATCATTCTAACATTTGTAAAGCGACCACTGAGTGGACCAACGCAACTACTCTTAGAGATTTTGATAGTTTAGAGCGTATGAACCAAACTTTAGTTGATAATATCAATAAAGTAGTTGGTCAAAATGATATATTATTTCACTTAGGTGATTGGAGTTTCGGTGGATTTGAACAGATTGAAAAGTTTAGAAATAAGATTGTGTGTAAGAACGTTCACATTATTACCGGTAATCACGATCACCACATTGAAAGCAACAGAGAAGACTGTCGAATGCTATTTAGTTCTGTAAATAAGTACTTAGAACTAAGTGTTAAGTGGAATATTGGAATTCCTTTACTTAACGAACGATGTGAACAAAATTTTATATTAATGCATTTTCCTATTGCGAGCTGGAATAACATGTCAAGAGGATCAATTCATTTACACGGTCACGTTCACTTAACTAAAAACCAACGTATAGGTAAAGGTAGAATGATGGACGTAGGAGTTGAAGGTAACGATTTTAGTCCCATCGAATTAAGAGACGTGTTATCGTTATTACGTAAGCGTCCAATTAAATCTTTGTTAGAAGAAGATCATCACGAAATTATAGAACGGTATCAATAATATGAAGTACATTTTTAGAGGTTACACAATATTTGAGTACGACAAAGAAAAGAAAACTGTTACACAAAGTAAAATCAGTGGAGTAATTCCTGCTTTCGATTTTTGTCACATGATACCTGAAGACTACATGTTATTGGGAGAATTCTTTAATACAGTTTATCGTCACATACAAGGAGAACAAGTAGAATTAAAAAACATTGAAGTTAACTAAATACAAAATAAATTATGAGCAAAGTATTAGTATTATTAAGAGGACTTCCCGGATCAGGAAAAACATCATTCGCAAATTTTATATGGTCTAGCTACGCTGTTTGTGAAGCTGATAAATTTTTCTATGATAAAGAAAGTAATTACAATTTCGATGCTACTAAATTAAAAGAAGCCCATGAATGGTGCAGAAATGAAGTAGAAACAAGGATGCAAGACAATCAAAACAATCCTCAATATTATCCGGAAATTGTGGTATCTAATACGTTTACCCAAGAATGGGAAATGGAAGCTTATTTTGATTTAGCAAAGAAGTACGATTATAGAGTAGTATCATTAATTGTAGAGAACAGACATGGAAATAGTAATATTCATGGAGTACCAGATGATGTATTAAATAAAATGAGAAATAGATTTTCAATAAAATTATAATCAATGTCATTATTAATAGGAAGTACAGCAATTAAATATCATTTTCCAGATTTTCCAAGAGATCCAAAAGATACTGATTATGCAGTAGACATTAAAGAGTGGTCAAAATCAAGTACAAAAAGTACAGAGTATTTACTAAATCCAATCATTGGTAATTTAGATGGTATTGCAAGTCCTGATACTTTGCTTACTCTAAAAATGAGTCACGCAATTGGATGGAATATTAATTGGGAAAAACATATTTTTGATATTCAATTCTTATTAAAAAAAGGAGCTAAATTAAATTTAGAATTGTTTAATGAATTGTACGCGTATTGGAATACCGTACACGAACCCAATAAACGTAGTGATCTTGATATGAGCGCGGAAGAATTTTTTAACAACACGTTAAAAACTCCTCATGATTATTATCACACTCTTTTAAAAGAGATTCCTACATACACTAAAGTATTAAAGGACGATGCAGAAGTGGATGTAAGTGAAGACAAATTTAATGCATTAGATTTTGAAGAAAAGTGTGATCTTGTTAGAGAAGAAGTTATGGTAATGGCGTACGAAAGATATAAACACAAGAATTTTAGAGTAGCTTATTCAATCATGTTAAAAAAATTCATATTAAATCACGCACCGATTTGGGAAGCTTTATTTATAATCCAGAATTTTGTATATTTACACAAACCAAATTTTAATTATTTTAAAAAAATAGAAAATGAATTACACAGAATTAAATAAAATCACAAAAGATCTAGAATTTTTTAGACGTAAATCTAAGATGGAACAAAAAATAGTTGTTCATGAAATTGATAGTGATGATGGAGGTTCTCAAGGAGAAGAAGGCATATATTACGAGGTATACGCAATACCTCAAATAGAAGATAATCTTTTTATCAAATTTGAAATAAGAACAGATTCCTACGGGAACAATAATCGAATGGTAGGATTTGAGTTTGTAAGACCAACAGAAAAAATAGTTAAAGTATTTGTATCAATTTAAAAATAAAAAAATAAACGTTATGAATTATCAAGAAATTTTAGAAGTACTAAAAAGTAAATTAGAACGCGTAGAATCTTTTGGTTATGAAGATTTTGATCAAAAAGAATTAGGATTGGGTTCAATAGATAACATAGCATCTCACGGTGGTGAAGATCAAGGTAGCGATTGGTGGGTTGTATATCACTTTGAAGATCATGATGTATACATTAAAGTTGAAGGTTATTATAGTAGTTACCATGGTACAGATTTTGAAGATTGGGATGAAGCATGTTCAGAAGTAAAACCAAAAGAAAAAGTGGTTACTGTTTACGAATAGTATAAATTATTAAGTTATGACAATGCAAGTTACAGATACTATGGTTGAAATTTTAAAAGATCAGTTCTTAGGTAAAAAAATATCATTGTTAGATTCTAAAGGAAAAAAATGGGTGGGAAAATGTGAATTCATTGGTCCCAACCCATTCATTCCAAGTTGGGGGTTACAAGTAACTATTGGAAGAATGCCTATTACTAATGTGCAAATTAAGTCAATTAAAATAGAAGACTAATGAAAAATGAAAATAGTGTTTGCTTTATCGGAGTTATTAAAGAAGTGATACAAATTCCAGGAGCAGATAATATAGAACAAGCATTCATAGGTGGATGGTCTTGTATAATTAAAAAAGGTTCAAGCACAAAAGGAGATCACGTTGTTGTTGCTACAACAGATGCAGTAATTCCTGAAGCTTTAGCTGAATCTTTAAATGTTACTAACTATCTACGTAAAGGTAATAGAGTACGTACAGTTAAATTGAAAGGTGTATACAGTGAATGCTTGATCATGGATTTAGATAGCGTTCCTCAAATGAAAAAGCAATACGCTACAGGAATTGGTTATTATTGGGACGAGGGAGAAGATCTAATGGAGTTATTAGGAATTTATAAATTTGAACCTCCAGTAAAAACAATTCAATTATCAGGTGGTAGAAAAATTAGGTATTCTGATAACCCAAATTTTCACATTTATTATAAGTTTCCAAACATTAAAAATGTGGAAGGTATTTTTAAAGAGGACGAAGATGAGGTTGAAATTACCAGAAAGATTCACGGTACTAATGCTAGATATGGAATTGTAAAGAAAAAGAATCTATCATTTTGGGACAAGATTCTAAAATTTTTAGGATTCGCTGACAAATGGATTGAGTACGAGTTTTGTGTTGGTTCTCATAATGTAGAAAAAGGATCTGATTCTCAAGGATTTTATGATACAAATGTATGGAGAGATATTGATGCTAATTATCGAATTAAAAAAAGGTTGTGGGATTATGTAAAGCATGATCATACACCGTCTTCCATTGGTTCTGGTTTTGTATTATACGGTGAGATCTACGGAGCTGGGATACAACAAAATTATGATTATGGTTTAAATGGAATAATGTTTAAGGGATTCGATATAACTATTAATGGAAAATACCAATCTACAGAGGATACTCATTACATAATCTCTGAAGAATTGGGATTATCATACGTAGATATTTTATTTATAGGACCGTGGAGAAAATCAGTACAAGACTTTTACGCGATGAATCAATTCATTCCAAATACTAAAATTCCAGAGGAGGGTATAGTAATTAAACACCTGTCAGGCGGTAGAAGTAAAGTAGCAAAAGTAATTAACCCAGATTATCTCATCTATGCAGAAAAGAAAGACGTAGGAGATTCACACTAAAATGTAAAATGAAAGTATGGCAAAGTGTAAAGTATGTCAAGAAGAAATTCACCCAAAACGCGTAGCTTTAGGATATAAAACAACATGTCCTAAACATTCAACAGCTGAAAAATACAGTGGAATCATATCCGCAACAGGAAAATCCGATTATGAATTAAACATAATTAAAGATCCTGAATTGGCAAGACAGTTGAAAGAGCTATCTCCAGTGTATGAGTAGCATATTTATAGATAGAATAAATCAATATGAATTACATTAGTCCAATAGCGTACGCGAATACTCTAAATACTTTTAGAGGAAATTATACCAATTTACAAGAATCAGAAGACGAAATCTGTCCTGATAATACTCATCATGAGTGGAAGAAAATTGGCAAAGAAAAAGCCAAGTGCGCCCATTGTGGTATGACCAAAGCAATAGCTTATGGATACGATCCAGAGCAATCATTTAAATCAGGTGAAGGTAATAAAATGAGAGAGGGTAGAATGAGTGAATCAAGAATGGAAATAGAGAGACTAAAACAAGGACTTTCTCCTGATGATGCTGAACAATTAGAAGAGTATTTGGACGCAATGGTTGAGATTAAAAAATCTATAAAGGAATTACTATTAAAAGGATCAAAAGCGCCTGAAGAGCATGAAATGGGAATGGATGAAGTTGGTGGAGATATGATGCATAAGTATATGAATGAGACCAAAAAGAAAAAGAAAAAATAATCAAATAAAAGAATTAAATTTGGCCTCCAACGAGGCCATTTTTATGTAACAAAAATCATGAAAATAGCACTAGCAATTTTATATTCTTTTATTGGTCAAGTAATATCTTTTGTGGCACTTCAAGGATCCACTAGATACGAATTTGTAAAAAATAATCAATGGTTAGCATGGTTATCAGGAATGATAAGTACAATGTTATTCATGAAAAGCGTCGGTTATTTTGTAGAGTATTATAACGGTCAAGTGTGGCCATCAAGAATATTTGGATTCGTCATTGGTTTAGTCGTATTTTCTTTGATGAGTTACTTCTTATTCAACGAGAAAATATCTTTAAAAACGGCAATTTGTTTAGGACTGTGTATAGTAATTACACTAGTTCAGTTATTATGGAAAAATTAAGATTATGAAAACAGTAATTATCTCTGACGTACACGGTAGATCTGTATGGAAATTAATCACTCACATGGAAAATGCAGATAGAGTTATTTTCTTAGGTGATTATTTTGATTCATACGAAATTTCAGCAGCCGAACAAATATACAATTTTCAAGAGATTATTGATTTTAAAGAAACTTCGTTTACAAATTCAGGAAAATCTGATCAACATAAAACGAAAGTTATCTTATTAATCGGTAATCATGATTATGGGTATTTTAGTGGAATCGATGGCACTAAAACTTCAGGTTATCAAATTAACTTAGCTCCAAGCATTAATATTGTATTAGAAGAGAATAAGCATCACATGCAAATGGCTTATCAATTTGATAAGTTCTTATTCACACACGCAGGTGTCAGTGAAGTGTTTATGAACGACATATTTGGAATAAATGAATGGAAGATTGAGAATCTTGTATCAGATCTTAACGATTTGTTTAAGTACAAACCCCAATCATTTATGTTTAATACGGCAGACAGGATGGGTTTTGGAGATTATGAACATCAATCACCAATTTGGATTAGACCAAGAAGTTTAATGAAAGCTGGTAAATTGGACAGAGAATTAAAGAAGCATGTTATTCAAATTGTTGGACATACAAAACAAGACCAAATAGATATTAAAGGTAAAGCAACTGGAAATAGATATTATTTTACTGACACACAAGAAACATCGGGAGAATATTTAGTTATCGAAAACGGTGTTGTAAAAATCGGCAATACTAGATAATTAAATTTTACCATTTCAAAAGGATTACGTATATTTACTTATAATCAATTATCAAAATATAGTTATGAAATTAGCAAAAGCACTAAAGCTTAAAAACAAAAAAGTATCAGAGTATAACTCCACTGTAGAAAAGATGGCTAACTCTAATACAATAGAAAAAGACAGCAAGAAACACTACAATTCAAAAGAGTTGTCTGTATTAGCAGAATCCCAAATGCAGAATTTAATTCAATTAAAGACTGCGATTCACAACACATCTGCACCGATTAGAGAGAAGATCTTTCGTATTGGTGAATTGAAATCCTATTTAGGATATATCAATAGATTAAATACAACTGAAGGTGTTGTAAAACAATCATATCGTGGAGCAGATTCAACGCCTTTTGTTTATGTAGTTGATTTTTCTGAAGCAGAAAAAGTGGCCAAAGCAAAAGAAATCCAAGATCAAATTGAAGCATTGCAAGAAGAATTAGATTCTTTTAACGCGACTACAAATTTGAAAGGATACACAGAATAAATTAAAAGTGCCGAGTAGTAAATTGAAAAATAGTAGGCTGAAATTCATCATTAAACTCCGACATTGATATCGTCACTGAACTTCAAGGTTTAAGATTCAAGGATTCAAAACGCAATCATTAATACCTTCAAAACTCATCATCGAATTTTAGGTATTATTTGGATATTTACGAAAGGCACTTTTTATTATATAAAACAAAAAAATAAAAAACAAGTTATGAAAAAAGTATTATTAGCATTAGTATTAGTAATGTCATTAGTTAGTTGTAAGTATGAACAACCAACTGCTGATGAAATAGATAGACAAAAACAAGAGAAGATCTTACAAGAAGGTCAAAGACAGACTGGTATGCCAGCGATTGTTAATTACCAAGAAAAGAAGAACCTTAAAACTATTTACGAATTAAGGGATAATAACAAGTTAATTAATTACGCATATCTGTTTAACAACATGACTGGTAAATTGATCTTTATTGGTAAGTGCATTGGTTATGGTATTCCTTACGCAACGCAATATTCGAACCCACAGAAAGTATATCATGAGGGAAGTCAATATGGTTTAATCTTACCTCAAGCAGAACCAAATGGTTTATTCATGCCAGCAGATGCACGAGGAACATGGGTATTATTATTAGACAAAGACGGTCAACCTCATCCAGTGTACATTGAACCTGATGTTATAGTATCACCATTTCCTTTAACAATTAATTAATATAAAAATATATGAAACAAGTATTTATCGGTTTAGGAATTTTAGCTGGATTTGTAATATTAATAATGGGGCTTTCGTTAGCATTTGGATGGTTCGGAGTTGGCTACACAAAAACTGTTGGTAAAGCACAACAAAATGCAGAACGTTCAGTGTTTGAAGAAACTCAATCGTATGTGGAAGGTAAACGCCAAGAAGTAACTAAGTTACGTTTTGAATATCTTAAAACAAAAGATAGAGACGAGAAAGAGGCTATTAAAGCTACGTTAAGAACTTCGTTAGCAAACTTTGATCGTTCAAAATTGGATAATGATTTAAAATCATTTTTAGATTCAACAGTTTATTCTTATTAGTATATGATACAAATACCTAATCATCTTATGATACCTATGAAACTAATCTTAGAAACACCCAACGATTCAGAGTTGGGTGCTAAGGTTAGAGAATCTTATTGGAAAAAAATAGATAGATTAAAAAAACTTAAAGAAAAAAGAGAGCATGAAAGTAACACTAATGCAAAGGGACTTCCTATATAATGTAGAAGATACTGAAAATAATACAGAATATACTGTTGCTATGATGGAAGATATCAACATAGAATCTCAATATATGAGTTATGATATTTATGATGATGATGGTGAAATTGTAAAAGACGAAGACACAATTATTAGAATAATGTCAGCTATAGAATCAACAAGAAATTAAAATTAAAAATTATGCCGTATTTTACTTATGATGTTTGTGAAGAAATGGAAGTATCAATTAACGATTTTTTATCTGAATGTGGTGGTACTGAAATTGATGAACTCATTGATTGTTTGATCGAAGATGGATATATCAAAGATAGTGATCGTATATATACAGAACAAATGTCAGTATCAGAATCAGAATTTGAAGACGCATTAAATAAATTACACAAAAAATGGAATCGTTTATCAAAAGAAGACGAATTGGCCATTATAGAAATAGCAAAGAAATTTTAAACCAAAAAATAAACCAATGAAGTGCATCAAAGCAATTAAAAAGCTAAAGAACATGGAGGTAGGAACTATCGTTAGAGTAGATGATGTAGAAGCCGAATCTAAAGTTAGAAGTGGATATTATAAGTACGTACCAAAATCTGAGTACAAAGTATCTAAACCAAAGGAAGAAATTGTTGTGAATCCTAATCATGAAGAAGATAAAAAGCTCATTAAAATAGCTAGTGAAATATCTATACAATCTACAATGACAATTTCAGAAAAACAATTAAAACGTGGCAAAACAAAAACTAAGTAAGAGTGGAAAACCCGTTGGTCATCTTATTCTAGAAATAGAAGAATTGTTCGATAAAAAACCTGACGGAAGACAAAAGAAAGAAGTTTTAATTTGGAAACAATCACTTAATCCAATAATAAAAGAAATAAACCTCTTGTCAGGTTTTAAAATGTACAATCCAATTAAATAAAAAATGAAAACAAAATTTAAAATTAATTTAATTCAAAAATTAAAAGCACAATTAATTATTTTCTATTACGAAAATATTTTTTCTATTTTTTCTAATCGTTTAGAAATTGAAAGACTTCAAATAAGAAGTAGTATTAAAAATATAGATGATTGTAAACACACTAAAAGAGTAAGTGAAGCTTCTAAATTTTTACATAGTATTAAGAAAAAAAGTAAGTCAATAAATAGTTTGTCTGATTATTTAGAATCTTTACCAGACAAAGAGAAAGTTGCCAACAATCTTATGACGTTCGACGAGGACGAGCTCAGAGCGTATTGGTACCCAGAAATACCGAAGGTGAAAACTGATATATCTAAAGAGTTAGAAACTCGTCAAGTTGACGCACAAGAGGCTGCTAAAAAAATAGAACAATTAAGAAAAGATCTTGAAGATGAAGCTGCTCGTAGAAAAGAGGAAGAAGAAATAGAAGCTGCTTATTTAGAACACAAATATGAAGAACAACGTCGTGCTCATTTAATAAATGTAGTTCAATCTGTAAATGATAATCTACAAAATAGCGAATTAAAAGAAGAAGTATCTCGAGTTACAAATGAGATTTTAGAGTCTAAAAAGAAAAGCAAATCAAAAACAAAAAAACAGAATGAAAAATCTAATAGCGAACCTAAAAAGAAATCTGTTACTAAAGATAAACCCACTCCTACTAGGAAAAAAGCTAAAAAGGATTAGAGAAGATATATTGCATGTACATGAATGGATAGAGATCGCTGTATATTCTAATAAAGATCGTTTGTATAGACATGAAAAATATAAATGCAAAAGTTGTAATAAACAAATGCACATTGTTAGACATTGGGATAGAATTCCTAAAATATCCATAACAGATATATATGACTCGAATAAATACGATACCTCCAAATAAATTGTGTGATTCTCATTTGATTGCAGAATATAGAGAGATATTACGAGTATTTAAATTGGCAAAACATGATGAGAAAGCTCCTAAAGAGTTTACATTAGGGAATGGTCACGTAAAATTTTTCTTTAATAAGTTACAATACACCCACGAAAGATTTAATTCATTAAGACAAGAGATATTAGATAGAGGATTTAAACCTAAAATGGAGTTTGATTCAGAAATTTTAGAATCTAAAAGATATTTATATAACCCATGGGAAGCAACAGAAATATCCAAAGAATTAATTCGACAAAGGATATTAGAACGAGCATTAACCATGAAGAATATAAGATATCGAGGGGAACTAATAACATTTGATCAATACAAACAATTACTGTATGATTAGCGTAAAAAGAGAAGAACTGTACGACATTTACATGAAACAAGTAGATGAAATATGCGAAATATTAGATTGGAAAACACAGTTTGGACCTCGAGAAATTGTAAATATAATTGCCAACATAATAGAAAAAGAATCAAGCGTTACTGTAAATAACGATTTAATAGAAGCTCAATCTAAAATCGCCAGCCTTCAAGCAAGATTGGAAAGGTGCATAGAAAAATCTTACTATTAGAAATGAAAATTTTCTATACAATTTTACTATATGTAACCTCGTGGATTATGCGAGTAAGTATACGTAAAAGGTGGTGGAAAGTATCATATAAAGTAGGTGAATTTAGAAAACATAAGTTATCACCTAAATTAAGATCACTAGTAAAAAAAAGTAATGAGAGAAAAAAACATTCCACTCGACAGTTATCATTATCACGAAATATTGGATAGATTAGCTATATTCACAGACATGATCGATAGCTATGTATATAAGCATCCTGTTTCAAAACATCACCCTGAGCTCTCAGATTTTATTGAGGAAGCATTAAATAAATTAGTTGATGCATATCAAATGGTTGCAAATTTACCTGTTTTAGATGATTCTAATGACGATAAATTTAAACCTAATTATAGTCAATTTGAAGACTCAACATTTAGTCAAATTCCACCTGAATTCTCAGAACCTACTCGCACTGATGATTTAAATATCTAATTAATCAAAAGATTTGTTATTTTTAATTAGAAATTAAGAAGATATGCCCGATAACTATGAATTAGGTAAAGATCATATTAGTGTTAAATCAGCGACAATAGTACAATTAAAAGAATACTTTGTGATCAATACATTAGATGGACCTATAGATATGATAGTTAATATTCAAACAGATTTCGAAGGTATACCAGAAGAATATCACGAAGTTTGTTTAAATGTATTAACTTCAAAATACTTAAATAAAGTTGATTTTTCAAATAATTCATTTTCTGATTGTAAATCAATCAAGAAAAAAAAGTGGTATCAATTTTGGAAACATTTAAAATAAATAATAAACAATAAATTATGATAAGGTTAGTAAGATTTGTAATTGTATTCGCGTTATTAACGCAAGTTACTCATGCTGCATGGGTATTTGAGAATATATCTCGAACAAAAGGTAATCAATGGGACTTTCTTATGTCTTATGTTTTTGCTGTTAGTTTAGAAACAAGTATCTTCATCTTTACGATGGAAGCTAAAATAAGAACAGCTGTATTTTTTGCGGTTGTTTCTACATTGATTAATCTATTATACTATTGGATTCAAGTTGGATTCACATTAGAATTCTGGTCAATGGTAGTTATTTCTCCTATTATACCTATAACTATTTACTATTACTCAGAACTAATTACAGAAGATAATAATAAAAAGGACGCAGATTTAATGCCAGAGTTAAATAATAATGATTATATACCTGTACAAAATGTTGCACCGATTCCTCAACCAGTTGTATATGACACTACAACAGAACAAATTAAAGAAGTAGAACCAATTCTACAAACATTTGAAAATGGAGAACCAGTGAATCCTCTTAGAGAACAAATTAAACCTCTAGCAGATTCTGCACAAGAATACAATTTTATTGATCGTATAGAACCTACCCCTCCAGGTGCATGGGGAATGCCAAAAATATCTAACAAAAAAATGGGTAAAACAAAAAATAAATAATATATAACCATGGACATGTCTGTAGCACAGATCGCTCAAGTAGCGCACGAAATTAATAAAGCATTTTGTGAAAGTATCGGAGATAATAGTCAACCAAAATGGACAGATGCACCAGAATGGCAGAAATCTTCTGCAATCAAAGGAGTTGAATTTCATTTAGTCAATCCAAACGCTAGTCCTTCAGCGTCTCATGACAGCTGGTTAAAGCAAAAGCAAGCGGATGGATGGAAATACGGACCAATTAAAGACGCTGATAAGAAAGAACATCCTTGCTTCGTACCCTATGATGAGTTACCAATAGAACAAAGATCTAAAGATTTTCTCTTTAAACAAGTAGTACACAGTTTAAAAAATTACCTATAATATGTTTCAAGTACGTAAAACCAAAGGCGAATGCAAAGATCATGTTTGGGGTTTTTTAGAAGTTACTACTGTTAGTACAACGGGAGAAAAAAACGCTTACACATTAAAACAATGCAAGAAATGTTTTAAAATTGAAAATAAAGAAGTTAAAGACGATAAACAATTTATTAAGCATGAAAATTAATTACGCAGTTATATGTTTTAAAGAGTTGGACACTAATCACATGAAACTTAAGCATAAATGTCTATACGAAGAAGAGCCAGATGATATGGATCTTGCGATGTTAGTAAAAGAATTAGAAACGGATCCTTCTTTTGACATGATAGGTGATGATGATTACGAAATGATAGTATTGAGTAGAGAACGTGATGCTGAATTCATGGATCAATTAGATATTCCAGAAGAAATACAAGATACTGTATAGCATGATAACAGAAATATCACAAACAACTCTATTGTTAATATTAGTATTACTAATAATGTTAATAATTAAGCATGATAATAAAAACAAAAAGTTATGAGTCCTAAAGAAAAAGCGTTAGAATTAATAAATAAGTTTGACGGTTATACACATTATGCAGAATGGGTAGTAGATGAAATATTAGATGGATTTAGAAAATTATTACCATCTACTTGTAGGAAATACTGAGAAGAAGTTAAACAAGAAATAGAAAAGCTAAGAAGAGACTACAAAAAATTAGAAATATGAAAAAAATAAGACAATTCTTAGAAGGCTGGTTAATGGGACTTGTTATAACAGGATCTGTATTGTATTCATTAATAGTAGTATCAACTTATTGTATTATCGTATTAGGTATTGCTTACTTAATAATGTCAATAATTAATTTAAATAAATAAGTTATGAAAAAAGAAATCAAAAAAGGAAATCTAAATTACGACGGATCAGGTAGAGCATACCCCGATAATCCACAAATAAAAGAAAATTGGAATTGTATTTGGGAAAATAATGGTAAGTACTATAAGTTAGTTGGTGATAACGAACATAAAGAATGGAGCGAAATAAATATTAATAACTTTGAACCAATATTTGAACCAACAAAAAACAGATTTATGATAGTAGAAATGCTTGGACTTCCTCCTTATGTTGTGAAGTCAATGTCCAATTTAATGAATTATGGATCCGCAGGGAACGTCGGACCAATTGGTTGGAGTCCTGTTGAATTTGAACTGTATTCTGTATCTGGTATACTAAAAAGTGAACATGAAGTTGTGTCTGCGGATTTTAATGTGGAACACAGATTAATAAACTATGTAAACAATCATAAAGATATAGAGTTAAACATAGGAGTCAAGATCTTAGATGCCACAGGAAAAGAAGTTGTAACCATGATATTATCAGAGTGTGATTTTATACGTCTTGATCTTGGATCCAAGAATTGGAGCTCAGACGACATAACAAAGATTAAATTTATTGTTAAACCAAAGAGTGTAAGTTCTTATACAAACCTCTAATAAAATAAATAAGTTATGAATATAACAGCGATGCAAATGCTGAGGAGTTTTACTTACACTTTAGAGGAAAGAATGATAACAGAAAACATAAGTCCATTTGAAGTAATAAGACTCATATCAACAGAGATTAATTACCAACTTTTATCAGAAAGGGACCAGATCATAGAAGCTTGGGTTGATGGTAATATGTTGGGTAGAAATGGAAATATAATAGAAGAATACGACACAGGAATCGGATACTATAAAGAAATGTATAATAAATAAATGGAAGTACTATTCGTAAACACTCCGCAACAAGCTAAAGAACAAGAAAATCCACAGATAATAAATGGTAAGTTCCATATATGGATGGTTAAATCAAGAATGTTAAAAGCAGGAGAAACCTTTCAACAATGGATAACAAGAACAAAAGAAGATTATTATGCGCATCACCAAAAAAATATAAAGTACTTATTCATTTATGATATAATACCAATAGGAACAAACGGTGGAGGAGATCAATGGGTTAGTCCATCAAAAGATACAGAAAGTAAAGGCTCAATGATAATAAGATACGCATTTTCAGGTGAAGAAGATTAAATAGAACTATAATATGACCTATGATATAATATGTCCAAATTGTAATATAGAATTTGAACATGATACTGTATTTGAACCATTATCAGATGAATATCCAAATTACGGATGGTATAAAAATGGAAAGTGTCCATCATGTGAATCAGAATTCACCTTTGATTTTGATTGTGATTATGATGACGCTGTAATAGTCCCAGTATTTTTAGAACCAAAATTTAAATTATGAGTAAGTACAGAGAAGCATTGATGTATTCAGAGGATGAGATGAGATGTTCTTTTGATGCGGGGTATGATTATAGAACATCTTTAAATCATGATATTATAATTGAGTTTGGTAAAGATTCAGCACAAACTTTTAAAAGTTTTCTCCAATCCATTCAACCACAAACAGAAGAAGTAAATAGTATTTATTTACATAAAGATGATTTTATAAAATTAGAAGAAGTATTACTTAATCCACCTGAACCAAATGCTAGTTTAGTTAAAGCATATAAAAGATATAAGTCATTTCAATCAGAATCAATAATGTATACAGAGGAAGAAGTGTGTGGGTTTGCAGAGTGGTTCGCAACAGAAGATTATATCCATCGTGGTATGGAAGATGGCGAATGGTTTTATAGAGGTGTTAAGCATACTAAGGAAGAACTTTTAAGAATTTACTTAAACTCCCTTCAACCAAAGACAGAAGAACTTAAAGAAAGATTTAAACTATGTCCTAATCATCCTAATGTACTTATAAGTCAATGTGGAATATGTAATGATGATTTCCCTAAACTAGAACAACCAAAGACAGAAGAAGTAGAAAGAGGATGGACTATAACAGACAGAACAGTAATTGATAAACAATTAGAAGCTATAAAAACTGTTATGGGTAATATTAAAACTAAAGAACAAGCAATTCAATTCCTAAAAGATTCAGGTATTGAATTAGAAGAACAACCTTCCCCATCCATAAAGAAGGAAGATAAAATATCTAAACTAACATTCGATAAAGAGATAAGTCAATGGGTAGACATTTATAGTTATGAATTAGGATTAATAAAAGGGAAGGAAGAAGGCTACAAAGCTAATAACTCATTGGATGAATTAGAGAAGTGGGTGAGAGAAGAACGTTATCATTATGGTACTGATATTAATTCACAAGAATTGATAAATAAACTTTACCAACTAAAAACAAAATTGCAGAACTAAAAACACTAAAACCGTAGACAGGATTATCTGAATACAAAATAATATGGAAACAAATCAGTTATTAATTGAAGCAGCAAAACCGCTAGTAATGTACCTAAGAAAAACTTATAATCCTCATGTAAAGGTTATTGTAGACCAAACAGGAGCAGAAGTAGTTGAGGGTATATTGTCAACAGGATTAGCTTATGATGGTTCTACACCTAAGCTAAGTAAATTAGAAGATATGCAAAAATCAATGGAACTCTTTGCAACTCTAACAGAACCTGAATCATTTAAAGAGTGTGTTGACCAATTAAAATACTTTAAAAGTATTGCCACAAATTATGTAACTAAAACCCAACAATAATGAAAACACTTTTTGACATTTACAGAAAAAAGGCAGCAAAAGCCTTTAACTATCCATCCATCAAATTATGTTCTGATGGAGATGTAATCACCTATTTAAAAAGCATAAATCTTTAATTATGAAATTAACAGTAACAGAGGACAGGCTCCTTCAACTTGAAGGAGTCTATCTTCCAATAGTATTATTAACCGATAAGGGAGAAAGGTTTATTATTTCAATGCGAGATGGTGGATTTGAATTTAGGTATAACGGAAAACCATACAGAGCCGTTAATGGATTGTTATCTGAAGTAATTCCTGACCAACCTGAACAAAGTAATGAAGTAGACAACACACCTTATACAAATGCAGCAAGAGAATCATCATTATTAGAAGCTGCTCATAAGGCAGCTAATGCAACCTTAACAGACCAAGATTTGATTGATAATCCACATTTTAAAGATGCAGGATTCAAGCAAGGTGATTCTGTTATTATCAGCGAAGGAGATGGAAGAATTGAAGCAACAGGAGTTAATTAACCAATCAAAGCACACTATCTAATAATGGGTAGTGTGCTTACTAAAGTATTATTATGAAACCATTTAAAGAAATAATAACAGAAATAGAATCTAATGTTGAAAAGCCATTTATAACCGCAACATTTGGTGATAATTGGAAAGAACACGCTATAAAGAATTACCCACTAGAAATAATAGTTGATATAGCTTGGAAAAATGGCAGGAAAGCTATACTACTTGAAAGGGCATTGAAAGATTATACCAATGAACCATTTTTTGTTGAACAAGCAAAATTTGCTAAAGATATAACTTCAAAATATAGTTATCCCGAAGAACTTGATTCATCAAGATATATCCCAACTACCGAAAGTAATGAGGGATGTAATGCAGTCTTATAGAACAAGACAAAGGTTATTGAATAATGAAATTTATGCACTCAAAAAAGAAATAGCACAACTCAAAGCTAATAACTCATTGGAAGAACTTTTAAGAATTTACTTAAACTCCCTTGAACCAAAGACAGAAGAAGTAGAAAGAGGATGGACTATAACAGATGCTAAAGAACAACCTACTTCCCCATCCATAGAGAAGATGGCAGATGCGTATAGAAAGTTTGCAATAGTTTATAAGGACTTTTCATTCTCAATAGAAAATGAAGATATGATTGAACAATATAAATTAAAATCAGATTTTCTAATAGTGTTGCCGTATGATTTTTATTGGAACTTAGAAAGAGATATAATGACTACAAAGCATAATGAAAGAATGTACGATAAGGTTAACGCATTCATCGAAGGCTACAAAGCTAACAACCACTTGGAAGAATTAGAAAAGTGGACGGATGTACAATGCTACCATAATAATTCAAACGGCAGACATTATATTTTTAAAGATGAATTACTGAAAAAGATTAATGAATTAAAAAATCAATCATGATGTTAATAGAGAATGAATATGAAATAGGTGATATTGTTTATCTAAAAACAGAAAGAGAACAAACACCAAGAATTATAATAGCCATCTATGTTTATAAAAATGGGGAGTTATTATACAAAACGGCAAGTGGAGTTCAAACAAGTGAACATTATTCATTTGAACTATCTAAAGAGAAAGATTTAATCAATATATAAAACCATAGACAGGGTTATCTGAATAACAAAACACATGAGTACATTTATTGAAAGACTACTACAAGAAGAGACAGAACTGAATGAGAAGATTTCTAAGTTAGAAAAATTCGCTGAATCAGAAGGATGGTACACAATTGATAGAGAGCAGAGAGGATTGTTGCTTATCCAATTAAAAGCAATGAGAACTTATGCTGAGATACTTAATATCAGATTAATTGATATTAATGAGAAAGAAGCTGAACAAAAAAATGTTAGTCCACTTGATGCACCATCAGCACACCCACTTGATGTTTTATTGCGTGAACTTAAATGGGGTAGAAAAGCTGCACAACAACATTTAATTGACAAATGGATTGCAGAGTTAGAATCTGACTTACCCCTAACCAAATAAAAAACAAAAGAGTTATGAGTAACCTAGATAAGTTAATAGAATGGATGAAAGAAGAATTGAAAGCAGAAAATGATTTATCTGATACCTCAATAGGGTATAGAATGGCTTTAAGAGATTGTGTAGTAAAAGCCAAACAACTCCAAAAAGAAGAACCTAAGACATATACACAAGAAGAAATGGATAAGGCAATAGAACAAGCATGGATTTGGTCAACAAAGTATGCTAGAATTTTAACCCACCTAAAACAGCATGGTATATGCTCAAATACACAATCAAAAGATTAATCTGTATCTTATTCCATAGTAGAAGGAAATACTATATATGCATAGGACAATATTGGACAGGAATAGATTATCAATGTAAGAAATGTGGTAATATCTATAGAGAATAAAAAATAACAAAGTAGTTATGCCTAACATATACCTTAAAACAAGTCCATTAGAATTTGAAGATATAAGAAGTGCTATGCACTGTTATAAGCTTATATTTCAAATACCTAATCTAAAGAGAATAGATGGATATAATTCACCTCATGCAGTGTATAGGAATAGAGGTAACTTTAGAAGGTATGTTAAGATGTTGCCAAGTAACGTAAAGAAAAGAGTAAAACTAAAAACTTAGTCGTATGAATATATTCAAAAATGAACATCCAATCTTAGGTATTCTATACAAGATTATTATAATTGCTTGCATAGGTAGTATACTAGTCTACAATCCAATCACATGTATTATATTGGTAGTAACAGTCATTTTATCGACTAATCACTTTTATAATCAAGACGATTGGTATTGGAAAGGAAACAAGGATTAAAGGTCTATAACTAAATTTATAGTTTGATAACTAATTCTTTAGTTGTAAAATTCCACCCACATAAAGAGTAGAATTGTTCAAGATCAGATGCTACCAAGGGGAGAACCATCCCCAGTTTTACACACGTTCTCACCACCAAACGATATCCAAAAATACGTATACAAACTAACCAAAAGTTGTAAAAGCTGCCCATGAGCTCCCCATACGATGGTCTTTTATCTGTTTGGTACGGCCCGCCCGTTCCAACCCTGCTTGGATTCTAAAATTCTCCATTGGTAACCAATCAGTTATGAACGCTCCCTGCTTACGTTTGGTGATAAAGCATTGATTTCCAACCAGTTGCGGTTTAAAATAAATTTTTTACTTTGACAGGATTGTTATACATTTACTTATATTCATCACCACACCTAAAACCGCCTACTATGTATAAAGCAATGGAATTCAACGAGTTAAGATACAATACCAGTCGTACAGAGCAAACCGTGTATAACGCGTTCTCTGCCAGTAAGTTACACGAGCCCAAATCAGGCAGTATGACAGTAGAGTGTACGGATTTTTTAGGAAGACGCATATTGATGCACGCCAAGAATCGGCCGCAATTGTTGCAGGCCAACGCTTTCATGGCTCAGTTCAGAAAAGAAAGCAATATTATTAACGAGATCAAGGCGCAATACGCAGTTAAGAACGGTAAGTACATGCGCGTTAGACAGTTGAAGGCTGATTTAATCCAAGCAGGCCTTACGCCGCATACTGCTGAGTTGGTAATCAATTCGTAGACAATACCCAATGATTGTAGTTCACCAGTGCTCATTCGTAGATTATTTATAACATTTTAATACTTTTATTTATGCCAAAAAAACAGCTTAATCCTAAGGATACTGCAAAAGCTATCTTTAATAAAATGCTTGACGGTATTGGATCTAATCGATGGGACTATTGTTGGAATGCGTGGAAAGGTACAGTTGCATTAAGGAATACTAAATTCTGTATTAAACAAATATTAGCTGCTCAACCAAATGATATCGTTTATTGGGAAGCTGTTCTATTGGAAGTTACTAAAGAGAATTGCTATCCTCAGCTTATGAAGAAGTAATTGAATTCCTATTATTTTTATTAACATTTTAATACTTTTATTTATGCCATTAGCTAAGTTAATTATCGTTGATCGTTTTGGTAACACAGTATTATCTAAGACATACATGTGTAATGATATTCAAGCAGCGAGTAAGAAGTTCGAAGCCAAATACCCGCAGTGTTGGGTGACCATCGTACAAGTAGATACCAAAGGTAATGCTATTGTCAATGGTGATTTTTGCAGTCTGTGTCCATTGGATATGTGGAAGGACGAAGAGAAAGTTGCCAACGATCTTATGACGTTCGACGAATACAGAGCGTATTGGTATCCAGAAAGACAGAAGGTACAGGACGCACTGAATCAGGAATTGAGCGAAGCTGAGTTAGAGATGTTGGCGGAATTGGAAGCAGCTGACGATCAGTACAACCCATTCGCGGACGTATACGATGAAGAAGAATAGTCGTTGCTTAGCAACTTAGTAAGGCGCAGGATATCCAAAAGGTATTATTAAGAAGCGCCTTACTTTACATTCGAATCCTACCTCCACAGCATACAAGCACCTGTAGCCCAACGGGAGAGGCAATAGACTTAGAATCTATTCAGTGTCGGTTCGAATCCGACTAGGTGTACATTTACATCATTTAAACAAAACGGGGTGGGTCAAAACTCACCTCATATATTCACCCAGTAATAAAAATAAATAAGTTATGAATCCTTTAGCAGTTGGTACAATAGTTAGATTATCAGAGTACGGTAGAAACCAATATCCTAATAATCCAAATGGTATAGATAGTGATAATCCTCACTACATGAATGGTACTATTAAAAAATCCTATATTTTATGGACCGGCGGAACGCGTTACAAAGTGGATTGGGAAAACGGCCAACGCAATGATTACTATCAAGCTGATCTTGAGATCGTGTACGAGGGCAAATTGAAATGTTCTGAATCTTTGGTAGTGGATCCTAAATTTGCAAGAGCTGCTTACAAAGCTGCGTGTTCGAATTGGAAAGCTAAGCTACGTGAGGAATTTCCTAACTTCGAATTCGAACCCAAACCCCTTAGATTTGGTTCTATCATCAAGATCATGTGCAATTCTAGATCCGGTTATCAGTCTGAAGGATTGTACAGAATCGTTAATTTAGCCGCCAATAAGATCATGTTGATTGGCATCGAATCTCATACAGCGTGGAAGACAGAACCAATAAAAGTACCTAATTCGTGTAACATTGACAAAGAAGTACTTGGAAAATACATTTCGCTTGACATCACAGGTGAAGATCCTAAATATTCTTTGGAGTGTACATTTGAGGTGGTTGAGTACGCAGTACGCTACACCGAGATTTTAAATTTCTCCAGCATCCAGGATTGATTATATTTATATCCTATTCAATTACATAAAGGCAGTATTGCCAACACTAGAAATTTAAGTTATGAACGTTACATTCACAGAGAACAACAGACCAAGTACGTACAACAAATTGTCGTACACCCAAAAGATCAGCCGCATCAACCGTAAGTTGAGAGTAGGTGATATCACCAAAGTGGCCGATATGACAGGCTACAGTACTACCCACGTATCAGACGTGATTAGCGGTAAGTACAGCAACGATCGCATCGTCAATGAAGCTTACGACGTTACTCGTGGTAGAATCTCTAATGCAGAGAAGTTAGCAACAGTTTAAGTAGTTGCGGATTTATTGGTTAGAAAGGAGACAGTGCACTTAGTGTTTGTCTCCTTTTTTTAGGAGCACTATACATCACAAATAAATTATAAAAATCAAAGTTATGACAAAGTTATCACAGCCTACAGAAATTAAAGTATTGGACCTTAAGAAAGCAAAGGAACTTGCACCCGCAATTTTTGCTACCGAGCCCGCATCGTACATCAATCTGAACCGTTACAAGTTCACACCAACCACGGACATCATCAACCACATGGATCAATTGGGTTGGAAGTTAACCAACGCAAAACAATCAAGGACAAAGGTGCCATTGAGATTGAATTACGGCGTACACATCACAGAGTTCCAGCATCCTGATCTGTACATCAAGGACACAACAGGTGCAATAGAGGCAAGACCTACTGTAGTACTGTTGAACAGCCACGATGGATCCAGACCAATTAACTTTGAGATGGGCCTATTCAGATTGGTATGCTCAAACGGTTTGATGGTTAAGGACAGAGACTTCGGCGGATTCAAAGAGAGACACACCAAGTATACACTACAGGAAGTACAGAACATGATTGATCAGAAGATGGAGGGATTGAACGGTACAGTAGAGAAGATCAACAGATGGACAGGTATAGAGATGAGTGCTAAGGACAGACGCGCCTTTGCAATAGAAGCATTGGCGTTAAGGATTGGAGAGGACAGACAAGCAGAGGACTACGAGATCATGGAGATATTGAACCCACGCAGAGAGGCCGATGCACCCAATACCCTATGGCACACATTCAACAGGGTACAGGAGAACATCATCAGAGGCGGGTACCAGATGAACAACCGTACAGCGCGCCCAATCACCAACCCAATACAGGACATGGTATTGAACCAAGGTCTGTGGCAGTTGGCAGATGTGTACGCGTCGTAAGCAATTTGCAAGTGACTCACTAGTTTCTTGCTAGCATCTCGCTAGCAAGGCGCTAGCGTCCAGCAAAGTACTAGGTTGTTGTAGCTAGCGAGGGGGCCTAGGGGGCCCCTTCACTTAACCCATCACCGAGAATTCCCCAGTTTTCGCACCATCAAAAAAATATATCCAAATATACAACTTATGGACATCAATTATTACTTAGACGCCAACAACACAGACAGAACGCAAGAGGTAGAGGACATGTTTGATACCACATTGCAGGACATTACAGAGGATCCAGCATTAATCGCAGAACTAGTGAACGATCTGTTGTTTCATTGGATACACGGTACCAGAGAAACTCCTTTAATGGTAATGGTTAAAAATAATTTCTTAGATTTAAACAAATAAAAGTTATGTCAACAAGAGCAAAAGTAGTAGAGTTATTAGAAGCGTACGAAGTAGATCTATCGCCGATAGCAGAGTACGTGTTATACAATTATTTGGACAGTGCGACTGCCTACGATATAGTTAAGAGTTATTTAGAGGACGAATTGGGAGAATCAATTTCAGAAGACTAATGGAAACAATAACAGTTAAATATTACGCAGTGACTAGACCGTACGGCCAGCCGAACGTAATTGGAGTGTTTGCAGACGATCAACAAGAGGCCGTAGACATTGCCAACAAAGCGTTTGGGCACTGTAATAATACCAGTGCAGTTTGCGTACAGGAAAACGTTACAAATCATTTTATAAAAGGGGCAATTATAACACCATGAATATACATACAGCACAAGAGTTTATACCAGAAATTAATTTTATAATACAAAAAGATAATGAAAGAGCTTTTGTATATCAAATGATGATAGAGTTTGCTAAACTACATGTACAAGCTCAAACAGAAGCTATATTAACCAGACTAGAACTTAGAGGAGAACACAGCACAATAGACAAGAACATTATCGCTAACGCTTACCCGTTATCAAACATAAAATAAATAAGTTATGAAAGTATCAGAATTAAAACCAAATTTTTACCCGTTTGGAAACAAAGGCAACGTGTGGTCAAATACAGCGCACATCTACCAATCGGGCAAAGGCAACCTTTGTGGCACTGCAGCATTGTCGTTTAATTACGCACAGGACGCAGAGGTCATAGGTTGCAAATCCTGCTTAGAGAAATATAACCAAATCAATAAAGCCTAAAATATGAAGCACCCACTATTCGAAAACGCAAACCTACTAGAAGGTAACGTTGAGATCGATCTTACCGGTCCAGAAGGAAACGCATTCGTGCTGCTTGGGTACGCGTCCTCTTACGCCAAACAACTCGGCTTAGATAGTAAACAAATTAAAGATGAGATGACGTCGGGTGACTACGAGAATCTCATTAACACGTTTGATAAGTACTTTGGATCATTTATAACCCTATTAAGATAATAAAAAAATAAAAGTTATGCAAAACACGTTAGACAAAATTCAAGAGTTGGCAATTGCCACAGAGCTTTCAATTACCCAGGCCTTTCCTTCGATCTACAGCAAAGAGAACGTGCTAGTGATCGTTAACCAATTGGTGGCCGAAATACAAGAGATCGTTGCGGCCCAAGAAAAATCAGTAGAGTACACCCTTCCAAAGGAGTTGCAGTTAAAATTAATCGAGACTGTGTACAAAGACATTGCAGAGGATTTTGATAACGCTGATGCTAATGATTTTGTGGATATCGATTCTGCCGAATTTTCTATCGAGTACAACAACCAAGTTCAATTGGACAGAATTGACGCTGATACACGAAGGTTCATGAGAACAATAGAATCGACCATTAACGGTGCTATTAACAAATTTTTTGAACAACCACAAATTTTGGCCGTAGATCAAAAGTAAACCGGGAGAAATTCCCAATTTTTGGCTTGTACCAAATTGGATATTTGTATATACGGTACGGTATCCTTCGGGGATAATTAAAAACATTTAAAAACAAAAATATGGAACTATTAATTTGTATTGCAGTTTATCTGCTAAGCACACTATTTGTATGGAATTGGCTTAGAATTGCTTATTCCGAAAAGGGCTATTTTAAAGTGCTTAAGCCCGCTAGAACGGATTTTTTAATGACCGTTTGCCCCGTACTAAATACGCTAGCGATGTTTGTACTTCTTTTTCTAAGGGATGGGCCTTACGAAGATAACAGTAGCGATTTTGTTAACAAATTCTTTAAGATTAAAAAATAATTGACATGAAAAAATTTCAACTTAACGATAAAGTAAAAGTACTTGATCACGAAGGTAGTATTAATCAAGTCGGTGACATCGGTATCATTACAGAAATTGGTGCACATAACGATTATAGGGTTACTGTTAAAGATCGAGTAAACATGGGAAATTGGATATCTGAAAATGCTCTTGAATTGGTCGAAGCAGCATCACAAGAATTTACTGGATCTGACGTGACACCGAGCAATGCTAAACACGAGGCCTCTCAAATGGTTCTTGACGCATTAGCTGACGTTGACCAGAGCTATATAAAAGCTCTTGAGATAGCCATATTCACAGTTGAACAGATTATTAAAGCAATTCCTCCTGACGTGATTGATGAGCACTGGAGCTCTAACCAAGAACTAAGACACTGGGACAGAGTGCGATTGGAATTAAAAAAGATGCAGATACAGAGCAAGTACATAAGGCTTGGTATGCATCAGATGGAGATAATGCATTTTTCACTATTACAGACAGTAGTTTAATTCTACCTAACCCAACCCATTGGATGCCACTACCACAAGCACCTTCTATTTGGAATAATGACGAAGAATTTTCTAATAACGGAAGTATGAAAAGTAATCTTAGACTAATGGCTTTCAATACTGCTAAAGCATGGTTAGAACTACAATCATGACACTCCAAGACAAATACAATCACCTCCTCATCCTTACTAAAAAAATTATTATAACATGAAAAAATTTAAATCATTACTAGTCACTCTACTAACAGTAGTGTGCTTCTTTTTATTCGAAATTTTGATCATTACTTATTCCACGATTGGACTATTTTTGATTGTGGTGTTAATAATCGCAACATTAATTTACGGTGGATATCTAGTATTTAAAGATTACGTAGAACAAAAAAATAGTAGATCACTCAAAAATTAAATAACATTCGTATAATCAAATCAATTATATTTAATCAAACAAATAATAAAAATGGCACAAATTATCAGTTATCACGTTTTGACTGCAGCTAGTGGAGATGCATTAGCAGCATCAGTACAAAGCGCAGTACAATCAGATTGGCAACCTTTTGGATCTGTATCTGTAGCAGCATTAAAAGATGGAAGCTTAGTGTATGCACAAGCGATCATTCAAGCTTTACCAGAGGTACCAAAAATACCAGTTCAGTAAGAATTAATTAATTGGGCTAGAGAATTCTCTGGCCCTTTTTATGTAAATTAAAAAATTAAAAATATGAGAAAACAAAGCGGTTATTCAGAATTAACAAAAAGCGGTAAAGGTAACAAAAGCTTGAGTGTGTTCTACAAAAACGGAACATTTTCCAATAAAATTGGAATGTATCAAGGAAAACCCAGTATCTATAAACCAACTGCGTACATTAAATCTTTACCTTTGGAAACAATTAAAACAATCATAATTAACGAAACAGGAGAAATTATTTGGGCTGTTACATCTTCGATAGTGTATAATGATAAAAATTTTAAATTTGAAAGCTTAAATCAACGTGGATATGCATCTATGTCACATTAAAATTAAAAATATGAAAAAAATTATTGTATTAATTAGTCTAATTATGTTCATACAATCATGCGTAATTACAACATATAGACATTGCCCAACAAATGATAAAGACTACTTTAGAAAAATGGAAGGTATAAAAAAACAACATTACAAATTTAACCAACCGGATTAATTATGGAATTGCAAGTATTACATGATGAAGTACCACTTATTGGTAGAACTCTAGAAGAACAAGAACAAATAGAGTTAATTCTTGTAGAAGCTAGTGCATGGGGTCTTAAGTGGGAAGTAGAAACTTTTGCAAAGAAATTCTTATTTGATGGGGAAACAGAAGATCCTGTAATAGCCACAATTTGGGCCTTTGAAGATTGGATTAAATAGAATTATCCGCATATTTATAGGTACAAATAAACTCAAATGCAAGGATCTTACGATTTACAAAAGTGGTTAATGAGAGAGTATGCTAATGATAGTATAGACTTTTCTCCTCAAGGAATGGCGAATCAGTGCATTGAATTTGTTGAAGACATGGAGAATCGTATTGCAGAAATGCAAATAGATCAAGAATTTAAGGGAGAGTTACACACAAATTTAGAATCTTTAAGAAAGAAACTAAATGATCTAGTATCAGGGCTAAACAATTAATATTTATTATTATACACAAATATCAATATGTCACAAGATCAATTCAACATTAAGAAATTTCTAAAAGAAAACCAGAGTGGTCCTTACGGAGTAATTAAAAAAACCTCGACTAAGAAAAAATCTAATAGATCTCTCAATGAGAACTATATAGATTTAATGCCAGTTGGGGGTGGAAACACTTTCAAAGGGTATACCAATGATCTAAGAGAAGATGAAACTTATTTAGGCCCTAAAAAACCAGCTCCTAATAAAATTTATGCAGAACCTGAGGCAGACCACGAACAAGAGGTTAAAGATAACGCTTGGATGCATGATATAGATGGAGAACAAGTTGGAGAATTCATAGTTAACTATGAGTATCCAGGAATCATCACTTGGGACAAGCAAGGTGCAGATCAAGATATGTTCTTCGCTGCGACTCCTAAATGGGATAATCAACCAGGTACTCCCATAGAAGCTATTTTTGCAGAAAGAAATCCAGATCAAGAAATGATCTACTCGGAAAAACAAGACGAATTTGGATCTTTTGAAGAGTACGCAGAAACAATATATCCAATTATTAAAAAATGGATGGATCAAAATAGTCATGAAGAAATGGATGAAGACTATAAACATTCTGACTTATCTCAAGATGGTACTGGTGCATTAAGCGGTATAAAGGGTGTTATACATCCTGACGATTTAGAAGAATTTGATGCAGAAGAACCGGGATACGATGATGAGATTCCATATCATGATCGCTTTTGGGAAGTTGGAGGAAGAGAAATTTCACGTGCAGTAGAAAATTTATTAGATGATGGTTTTCATATGAATGATATTATAGAGTTCATTAAACAAATGTAATCTTGAAAAATAACTTTGACATCGTAAAATACATCACAGAACAAAAATTTGGTGCTACGTTTAAATACGATGAAAAAGGCGGTAATACTTACGACAATGATTACGCATCTAAGTATTACATAATGGAGGCCGACCCAGAATGGGACAGAGTAGATTACGATAAAGCCGACGTTATGATAAGGGGTGAGTTCTGGCAGGAAGGCGGAGCAAGACTGTACGATGTTATATGTAAATTAGTAGATGCTGGCCATAGTGACAGGACTATCAAGAAACACTGTATAGAAACAGTTCATGCTATAGAGAAAAAGGTAAAAGATCCTCAAGCAGACGGTAACCTACAAGATGGTCCGGAAGCTTTATTAACAATGTATATAAATAACGCAAAACAAAAACATCACAGGTAAAATGAAAAAGAACATCACATTAAAAAGTCTATTAGAAGAATTTCCTGTAAAAAAAGAAAGCAGTATTCAAACAACCAAACGTTTTAAAGACGACGGAGAAAATTTTCCTGTTACTTATCGTGGATTGGAAAATACAAAAGGTGGTCAGCAAATTGAATCTGGTGTATTCGACATATTAAGATCAGGTAAAGGCTCTGAACAAGAAATCTTAAACCTTGTTAAAAAAGCTTTTATAAGATACAAGAAAGAATATTAATTCGTAATCATACATGTTCAAAATGCTTAAAGCCTCGGCTAGTCACCGGGGTTTTTTCTTGCTATAACATGAAAGATATATTGTTTTAAATCACCAAAATTTTTTACATTTATATAAATAAAAGTTATGTTAAGACCTTATGTAATATATTATCTTCATTATAAAGATGATCGATTTTTTATTAATAATTGGAATATTTGCAGAGATTATGTTTGTTGTGTAGAAGCAGAATCTTTAGAACAAGCAATAGAAAAAACAAAAGAAATAGCGCTAAAACAAGAAGGATCTTCATACATTAAAATTTTAGGATTTGGACATGCAAAACAAGAATGGGTTGACAATACAAGTCCCCTTAAATCAGACCCAGAATATTATACTCAAGCCGTTGAAGAAACTTTCAAGAAGATCGCTGCTCAAGAAATTACAACCTTCTCACATAAACAAGAAAAGAAAAATTACCGATATGGAATCTAAACCAAATAAATTTATTACACCAACAAAATATTATGATGAATTTCTTAGATATTTTAAAATGGCAACGATACAACAAGCTGAGTGTAATTTAGGTATTATTAAACACGCGGATACATCTATTCAAGATGATTTAATGAAGCATGTTGAATTATATGATGTTGTTGAAAGAAAGTATGCTGGATTCTCTCAGATTATAAATGATGTATTCTATGGATATAGTGAAGATCATCCTTATTTTCATAAAATGCAAGCTGGAATAATGACTCCACAAAGAAAACAAATTACAGAACAGTGGACTGGGAAACAGAAAATTTTTAATTTAGAAGATTGGTTGTATCTATTTCTATTTCATAGGATAACTGGATCAGGAATTCATTATGCGAAGAAACCATCAGGATATTACAACACTTTGTTAACTGATATGTACGAGGCTCAAAATACTAAAGATATGACAGAAGTTATTAAAGCTGCATCTAGACCATTTTATACGTCTGTTGGTTATCAATTTCCTAGTTTTCCAAAACCTATAGAAAGTTATAAAAGAGGTGGTGATTATTATTTATGCGAATTCGCTCCAAGACTTTGTCAAGATATAGCTAAATTTTTAGAATCAGGTGAGAAAAAGAAATTAAGGGAAGTAGGAGATTTCATGTTTAAATGGAATTATGATAATGGATTAAGAGCTTATAGATTTCAATATGCTGCATTTATTGCTGATATTGCAGATTGGTTCCCAGATTTTGTAGATAGAGAAAGTTCATTTTACTATGGTAAAAATGCAAAAGAGTGTATTAGTTATTTAGCTACTAAATCATCTAAGATGGATGAGCTAACTTTCTTAGATCTTACAATGAAAAAAATTTATGATGATACTGGTAGTTTTCCATATAATGCTGAAGATATTGCTTGTGATTTTATTAGATGGATTGAAAATTATGTTCGTCCAGGACATGACTATGATCATTTAGATTTTGACCATGTTTGGAATAGCTCTTCTATTAAAGATCACCCTTACGGTAGACAAAAAGCAATGCTAGATCTTGGTTTGGTACCAAGCTTTAACGGTATGTCAGCGCACCCATCCGACGATAAAGTGATTAAATCTTTGCTAATTACAGAAGAACAATACAAAGAAAAAGTAAACGAACTATACAAATAATATGAGTGATATACTATATCCATCGACTTGCGAAGTAGAATTCAAAGGTAAAAAACCTATAGATTCTTGGATGAAAGACTGGTCTTTGGAACAAAGAATTGAAAAGTTCTTTGAATTCTGTCAAAAATTTGATCAAAGAGACGATGGTTTATTGAAAGATGAATATCAAATTTTTAGTCATAGATTATTATGGGCTGAGCATCCCTACTGCACTGTGATGCAGCAAGTTACAGACAACGAATTAAGAATGTTTTATACCCTTGTTTTTAGTTTTACTAACGAACATTGGGGAACTTTCATGAAACTAAAAAATGAAGGTATTGAAGCCACAAGACAACATTTTACGCAAAACAGACACGCAAGAAACGATCTATTTCAAATCTATTATCCAAAGGGAACTAACGTAAAAGATTGGATTTTGGATGGCCCTGCAAAAGCAGCCAAAGATCTTGCTTACCTTTTACAGGACATAGAAAATGGAAATAATTCAACACCGTGGACAATGATGGGATTCGCTAAAATACTTGAAGCTTATTTTAAAAAGCACCAAGGATTTAGAAGTCCTTTGTATCCTTGTAAAAATACGGCTAGATACATTGCAATGAGTTATCCACATCTAGTGGACCCAGAATCAATTCTTTTCGGTGGTACAGGCCATTTTGATGGACTACATCAAATCTTCGGTGGACAGAATTTAAACGGGAAAGTTAAATATCTTATAAGTGAAAATGGGGAGTTTATCTCTCAGAACAAATACGCAGACCAATGGTTATATCAGATGGATCTATTAGTCAATCACCCTTTAAACCCCATGACTTCCCAGAAGTATCTGAACATAGAAGATAAAAGCTGCCTATGGTGGAAACATGTAGCAATAAATCATGGCGCAAAAAAACCAACCAAACAAATTCCTTATACTTGGATTTTTCCCGATACGTTTAATTTATCTAATAGACCGGAATTTTTAGATGAGGTAAAACATAAAGGTTTAATGTATGAATAATACTTGGATCTTACAATAAAGGCATCCAATACAGAAGTCTTATGTATTAATATGCATATTTATTAGTAAAATAATTACAGTGGCAATAAAATTAACAGATCTTTTAAAAGAAGACAATACAGAAGAAAAAAATGTTTTTATAAAAGATGTTATGATATTAAATAAACTAGCTTTTAAGATTGCTGGAGTTATTGTGCAAACTAAAACAGGATTTACTGGATATCTAAAAAAATATTCATCAGGTACTTTACCTGCAACTGGATTTAGAAGTCAATCTTCTTTTCATGAATCTTATGGAGATACTCTATATAAAACAGAAAAACCGATAACTAAAAAAGAAGATTGTATTAAACAACTAGAATCAGCTGTTAATTCAATTAAAATTAAATAAGTAAAAATGGCAATAAAATTAGTAGATCTTTTAAAAGAAGATGATAATCATAAGCAAAAAATGATTATTTGGTTTAAAGATAGATGGAAAGATTATTCAATTAGTAAATTAAAAAAGAAACTCGGGGAATTATATCAAGGTGATAAAGAGGCTTATTATTTAATTCCTATGTTAAAGACATTAATAAAAGATAAACAAAAAAACTTAAATGGAGCTCTTTAGAAGCTCCTTTTCTTTTTTCTATATATTCAATTACAATTTCTATTCTTCATCGTCCTGTAAGTCCGGGACAGCGGGGGACACGTCTCTACGATAGAACTTTCCTAAAACATTTTCGTTATAGGAATCCACACTTAAAACTTCCATTACCATTTGATAATAGGTCTCCCAATAGCTCATTTGTTTTTTTGCGGTGCAGATCTTTAGTATCTCTCTAGTGAATGCGTCCTTACCCAAGAGTTTAATGTCTTCCATTACAAGTTTACTAGAACCGTAATAATCTGTCCAATTACTTTCTTTTACTTCCTTTCTTTTCTTTGGAATCCTACCAGGTTTAACCCATTCGGAAATTTCTTTCTTGGTTAGTTTTTTGGTCAATACATTCCTAAGGATCTTTTTACCGACGTAGAATTTGCCGGATTTTGTGTTAGTAACTTTATAAACAAAGCCAACTGCAGTATCGGGGAAGTCATTTATTTTTGTGTACTCTTTCCCTTCGTGTAACCAATTTCCCATAGACTAATTTATTATAAATATCTTAACTATCCCAACGAATTAAATAATTTTTATTTATCCAATTTCTAATAGTTTTTCTAGATACATTAAAATGATTAGCAGCAGATACAGTAGAATCAATAATTTCTTGCGTATCTATATTAGAGGAAGATCCTTGACCTCCCATACATTTTGGTATTATATGATGACCTTCATAATGTTTATCATCTCCTTTTAATCTTTTTTGAGACTTTGCATTTTTTATTATTTTATCATAAATTTTTTGATAATCCATAATTAAGAATCATATCTAATGATAAATGTTATATCGGTATTAGAAGGAATTGGATACGGAGTCGCTAGTTTTCCAACTACTAGTAATTCATTTTTTTCGTTATATAATCCAACGGTAGTTGCATAAGGCGTAAAGCTTGACCCAGTTACAGAATCTTGCATTTTACCCGATCTTATATAGTTATAACTTCCTGTGAACCCTAATGGAGTAAAAAATGGACCCTGAGATCCAGAAATTATATAGGATCCTGTTGAAAAACTAGCGCTATTAAACATTGATGGATTCAAAGAATAATTAAAATCATTCTCTGATACATGACATCTTACTTCATTCTGATAGATTGTAGATTCAGCTGCTAGTGTAAGAGTAAAAGGTACGTATGAAAATGCCATGATTTAATTTTTTATTACCAACTAGTTACAGTTGAACAAGGTTGAACTGTTATAGTAACAGTTGTAGATCCTACTACTATTGTTCCTCCACTATTTACTGTCACAAATGTTCCTGTTCCTGGGTCTATAGATATTTGATTATAGTTTCCACCAATCAATCCAATTTGTTGTGATCTTACAGATGATCTATTAGCTAAGTTGGATTCAAATCCCCCAGCCGCAGAATTAAATGTATTTCCTGAACTTATTGACATTGGATTTGTGCTTAATTGGAAACTATCTATATCAGTACCAAAATTACAACCAGTTGCATTATATCCAGTAACTAATAAATTTTGTATTCTAATAGTTGAGCCTAGAGCTTTTGATAAAGTCGCATTAAATGTAGGTCCTCCAATTGATGGTGCTGTAAATGAAATTGTTAGTGTTGCTACATTAGGTGCACTAGTACTAGGTGTTGGACTAGGTGTTATACTTAAGCTAGGTGTAACAGAAACACTAGGTGTAGGTGTAACAGAAACACCAGAAGTTATTGATACACTAGGTGTAACAGAAACACTGGGTGTTTTACTAACTGATGGTGTTATACTAGGAGTAATACTAGGTGTAGCAGTTGGTGTTAAACTAGGTGTAGCAGATACAGTAGGTGTTATTGTTGGCGTTACACTTGGCGTAACTGTCATACTTACACTTGGAGTAGGACTTGGAGTAGGCGAATATGTAATAAGAGAAATATTAACAAAATTTGTACAAACTCCAGTAGATCTAACTTGTATAACTGTGGTAGCATTAGGTACTAACACAGATAAATAACCGCCTTGTAAAGCAGCTTTAGATATGCCAGTTTCAAAAGGTGTTACAAAGCCATCATAACTTGAATACAAGTTAAAAGGCCCAGTGTCATTTCCTGCAGTTGTTAATACTATGAATACCGATCTAGCCATTTATTATAAATATAATTTATATTCATTTAATTTATTAATTATTAACATTGATGACCTCTTGCAGTCATTACTCCAGTACTAGCTGCAATTGTATATGTAGTTTGTACAGCATCATTAATATCATATACATAAATAATTCCATTTATAGGAGTTCCTGATGAATTTCTAGCAACCATTCCAACTCCAAAGAATCCACCATTTGCTGTATATGTAGCTTTATCTGTTGAATTTAAGTAAATATTAAGATTAGCACCTGGAGTACATGATGAACTACTAGGTAATTGTGGTAAACCTTTAGCTAGAGTAACTGATACAGATGGAGAATGGCTAGGTGTTACACTAGGAGTAGCTGACACTGCAGGAGTTACTGATACTGAAATACTAGGCGTACTACTTACCGCTGGAGTAACTGATATACTAGGTGTACTACTTACCGCTGGAGTAACTGATACTGCTGGAGTATTACTTACTGCTGGAGTAGGACTAGGCGACGGTGTAGGTGATGGTTGAGGACATGTTCCACAAGTTGGTGTAAATCCAGTATTAACTGTAGCAAATGAACTACCATTAGTAACATTAATAGCTAAATATACTGGATTACAACTTGGTGATTCTTTAGTTCCTCCAGGAGAACAACTATTAAATTGAATATAGTATACTCCTGTATTTAAAGTAGCAAAAGTACTACTTGTGAATGTTGTGCTTGCACAGAAAGTAGGAGCATTACCACCAGTTCCAGTAGTAGTACCGCCAGTGCCCGCATTTGCGTCAGGTGTACCAGGCACAGTTGCTCCATTACAAGAATCATATGCATTTGTAGCTAAATAAATAGTATTTGCAAAGTTTGCAGGAGGTGAAGTACTCGGAGTAGGAGATATACTTACTGCAGGCGTTACTGATATACTAGGTGTAACAGAAACACTAGGTGTAACTGATACTGCAGGCGTTACTGATATACTAGGTGTAACTGATACTGCAGGCGTTACTGATATACTAGGTGTAACTGATACTGCAGGCGTTACACTTACACTAGGTGTAATTGAAATACTAGGAGTTATAGAAATGCTAGGTGTTACTGATATACTAGGTGTTACTGATATACTAGGCGTAATTGAAATGCTAGGTGTAACAGAAACACTAGGAGTAACTGATACACTAGGTGTTACTGATATACTAGGCGTAATTGAAATGCTAGGTGTAACAGAAACACTAGGTGTAACAGAAACACTAGGTGTTACTGATATGCTAGGAGTAACTGATACACTAGGTGTTACAGATATACTAGGTGTTATACTTACACTAGGTGTTATACTTACACTAGGTGTTACTGATATACTAGGAGTTACACTTACACTAGGTGTAATAGATACGCTAGGAGTAACTGATATACTAGGTGTTACTGATATGCTAGGAGTAACTGAAACACTGGGTGTTACACTAGGTGTAATTGAAATACTAGGAGTAACTGATATACTAGGAGTAACAGAAATACTAGGAGTAACTGAAACACTAGGTGTTACACTTACACTAGGAGTAGCTGAAACACTAGGGGTAACTGATACACTAGGTGTTACTGATACACTAGGTGTTACACTAGGAGTAACTGAAACACTGGGAGTTATACTTACACTAGGAGTAACTGATACTGAAGGTGTAACAGAAATACTAGGAGTAACTGAAACACTAGGAGTTATACTTACACTAGGCGTTACAGATATAGAAGGTGTTACTGATATACTAGGGGTAACAGAAATACTAGGAGTTACACTAGGGGTAACAGATATGCTAGGTGTTATACTTACACTAGGTGTTACAGATATAGAAGGTGTTACTGATACACTAGGTGTTACTGATATACTAGGTGTTACACTAGGAGTAACTGAAACACTGGGAGTTTTACTTACACTAGGAGTAACTGATACTGAAGGTGTAACAGAAATACTAGGAGTAACTGAAACACTAGGAGTTATACTAGGCGTAATTGAAATACTAGGAGTAACAGAAATACTAGGAGTAACTGATACACTAGGAGTTATACTTACGCTAGAAGTTACACTTACACTAGGTGTAATTGAAATACTAGGAGTTACAGATACTGAAGGTGTAACAGAAATACTAGGAGTAACTGATATGCTAGGAGTAACTGAAACACTAGGTGTTACACTAGGGGTAATAGATACGCTAGGTGTTATACTTACACTAGGTGTAATACTTACACTAGGTGTAATCGATACACTAGGTGTTATAGATACACTAGGAGTTACACTAGGAGTAGCTGAAATACTAGGAGTAATTGAAACACTAGGAGTTTTACTTACACTAGGAGTAACTGATATACTAGGAGTTACACTAGGAGTAACTGAAATGCTAGGCGTAACAGAAATACTAGGAGTTACACTAGGAGTTATACTAGGAGATAATCCAGGAGTTGTTGATACACTAGGCGTAACTGATATGCTAGGTGTTACTGATATACTAGGAGTTATGCTAGGTGTAATTGAAACACTAGGAGTAGCTGAGATACTCGGTGTAAGACTTACACTAGGAGTAACAGAAATACTAGGAGTTACACTAGGGGTAACAGATATGCTAGGAGTTATACTTACACTAGGTGTAATAGAAACTGTTGGAGTTATACTCACACTAGGTGTAACAGATACACTAGGAGTTATACTTACACTAGGTGTTTTACTTACACTAGGCGTAATAGAAACTGTAGGAGTTATACTCACACTAGGTGTAATAGAAACACTAGGTGTTATACTAGGAGTTATACTAGGAGATAATCCAGGAGTTGTTGATACACTAGGAGTAACAGAAATACTAGGAGTTACACTAATAGTAACTGATATGCTAGGTGTTACTGATATACTAGGAGTAGCCGAAATACTAGGAGTAACAGAAATACTAGGTGTTATAGATACACTAGGTGTAACAGATACACTAGGAGTTATACTTACACTAGGAGTTATACTTATGCTAGGTGTAACAGATATACTAGGTGTTATACTAGGAGTTATACTAGGAGATAATCCAGGAGTTGTTGATACACTAGGAGTAACAGAAACACTAGGTGTTTTACTTATACTAGGAGTAATACTCGGTGTTACACTAGGAGTAATTGATACTGTAACTGAAATAGTTGGAGTTATACTAGGTGTAACTGAAATAGTTGGAGTTATGCTAGGTGTAACTGAAATAGTCGGAGTAGGACTTGGACTAGGTATTTGTTCAGTTGCATATCCACTTAATGTACAATCAGGAGGGAATATTCCTAAATAATCTTTGTTTGTTATTATGACTATTCCTTGATTGTATAAAATATTACCTACATGAACAAAAGAACTGCCACTAGTAGCTAGCACATTTCCATTTCCGTCATCATATATATAATATAAAGAAGATGATAAAATAAAACTATTTCGTCCTATATTTTCTCCAAAAACATTTCTTGGAATAGAAAGTACAGATATCTGTGCATTTGATTCTGTAGGAAAATATCTAACATCAGCATCAAAAGTTCCTGAAGCTGCACTAGATTGTAAAGAATTATCAAAACTAGAACCCGTAGATAAATAAGATCCAGTAGTAAAATTAGAATAAAAAAGTTGTTTCGCAGAGTAATAAATTAGCGTGCTCTGTTGAACAGATCCACTTATATTTATTTGACCATTAATTCCTCTTAGAACAGAAATACCATAGTTACTAAATGTAGCACTACTATAGGATGCAGTATAACGTAATTTAATAGGAGTTGTAGAACGGTCCGATGAATTAATCGTATTAAAAGCTCTACTCATTTTTTATATTAAAATATTACCAGTCTAATTTAACTCTTATTAAAGCTTCTTTAGTAAAATCTTTTACCATTGGCACTGACATTTTAGCCACTGCCACTAAATCATTATTATCATTATACAATCCTATAGTAGTTGGAAAAGTTTGCGGACTATTAACTAATATTGGATATACTAATCCTCCATTAGATCCTGATGTAAATGTAGGATTTGAAGAATAATTATATTGTGAATTTTGTATTCTTACAAATATATAATCAGAAGAAATTGTTTCATATGAACTTAATTGAAAACTTCCTCCTGAAGATATGGCCGTAAATAAACTAGTATTGCTAGTTGATGAATATGGTGTAGATGGATTTGAAGTTTCATCTACAATTAGTCCTACTCCTCCATATGAACTTCCTAATGCCAATGCACCTGGATTTAATATAATAGTACCTATATCAGGCAATAAAAATCCATAAGATCCAGAAGCTGTGTATCCAGCTTTTGTAGCTCCGGTTGGAGTTGAAACACTAGCATATCCATTAGATCCTGATACAATATCAAATACTCTTCCACAATCTAAATAATTTATAACATTAGAATTATTACTATTATCTGATAAAGTGATTGTACCTCCAGGACCAGTTAAAGTTAAATTAAATGATCCAGGTAATAAACTTTCTTTATATCTATTTCTATCTACATTTATTGCGTAAATATACCTTGAATTATTTGCTAAACCACCAAAATTAAATCCTTGAGATCCTGTTACAAATGCACCATATACTAAATTTTTATATTGTTTATACGTAGTATATGATGGACTAATTCCAGCAACTAGAGGATTATAATATTGAGATCCTGATCCAAAGGCGTGGCCATACGCAATAGAAAATTGAACAGCTGCTCCAGTGGTGCCTTGTGATAATTGATATACATTTAAATAAAATGCATCAGATGTAATAGTAGTAGATGAAGGTTGTGAAGCTGCAAAAAATGATGTTAACGTAGGAGAATTAGTACTCCATGCAGGAGCAGTAATTGCATCAGATGATACTACAAAATCAGTCGCTGCTAGCGGTGTATATGACATATTTTAATTTTTAAGATGATACTTTATTTATCTGTACAGGAACTGTAATTCTAGCGCCGGAATCTCTACCAACTACAGTTAACAAAGTGTAAAGTGTTGTATTTGATCCAAATAAAGTATTTACAGTTGTAGCTGACATATTCAGTGTAGTACCAATAACAGTTAGACTTACGTTTGTTCCTAAAGTTTGTGTACTATTCGCTGATGAAGCTGCGTTTGAATTAATTCCAACTCCTGTAAAAGTGCTGGTAGTTCTAACATCTCCGATAGTAAAAGTGTATCCATCGGTTTCATAAGTAGAAGTGGCTCCTAAATAATTTAATGTTTGAGGAGTAATTGAAATTGAAGCTCCTTGTGATAGTGTAATCACACTATATCCAATACTAACTACTGGTAATTGAGAAGTACCTCTTGGTAAAGTTACTAATCTATATTTCATAATTTCATTATCTTCTGGAAAAGCTTGTATAACTGGCATATTTTGAATTGCTTCTCCATAAAATGCAGATCCTGATGGATGATTTGGATTGTATAACGTGTAATCTACCTCATCATCTGAAAGAGAAAATTGAGTGATTTTAAATGATCCATCGTTTCTAGCTAGTAATTCTCTACCTTTTTTGGTAAGAATAGCATCTATAACGACTGAAGTATTACTTAAATATGCCATGTTTTAATGTGTTTTTCTGTTTATAAATATATTAAAGTTTAAAATCTTTATCCATTTGTATTTATCTGTGTAGATAATATTTGAGATTGTACTTGTGATTGTATAGTATTAATTTTTAATAATACTTCTGGATTAATATTATTAGGTATTAAAAATCCATATGAAGTTTGTCCTGGTTTTTTTACAAACGTTAGTTGAACATTTTGTTCATCAGCATATTTTCTTAATAATAAGAATTGTAGTATATTATTAGGATTTGATACCCAGCTACTTAATATTGTTGGTATCACTGATATGTTAACTCTATTATTAGAATCAACTGAGTATCCAACCACATCTAGATTTTCTATTCTACTTCCATCTGATAAAACTATTCTATCTCCAAATTGAGGTTGAAAAGCATAAGATACATCTCCATAAGATGCTGAAATACTATATAAACTACTTGAATATACTACTGATGCAGACACAAAATATGGAACGAATTGGTATCCCAAATAATTAGATAAATTTTGACTTAGCACAAGAGATCCAGAAGTTCCAGCAGTATTATTTGAAGCGGCATATATAAAATTACCATTAGCTACACTAGAGGTTGCGTAAGGATATCCTCCAGCTCCAATTGCAGCTGTATTTAATCCTAAACTACTATTAGATGATCCTACACTTAAATAAGCTATATAATTATCAGTAGTTACACTTTGTTGTATTAGTTGAAAATATACTTTATCTGCGGGTGTTATTGATACACCAGGAGTTGTATAATTAATATTAAAAGTTTTTGAATAGTTTGAAGATGCTGTTGTTGTTTTAGATGGAGACGGATTACTTATAATAGTTGCAGATGCTCCATAAATAGTTATATAACTAGTCATAGATGTTGGTATACCTCCTAAAGGTCCATTTCCTGATATGACTAAATAACCCTGTCTAATTGATGATCCTTGATACCATTGACACAAAGCCAATGTTATATTATCACTAGAAGATCCTATAGGAGTACCATTTATATTAATTGGGCCAACTAAATTTAAAGTTGTTACTCCTAAATTAGATAATCCTGTTACTGTTCCTGGTAAAGCTCCTAATGTAGTTATTGAAGCATTAGTAGTCACTGCTGCAGTATAAGTTGAACTAAAACTCATTAATTGTGTAGAGCTTCCTGGTAATAAACTACCATTTAAATATACTTGATAAGCGTATATAGCAGTATCTGTAGAACCTCCTTGAGTTAAAGGATCTGGCAAGGTTACCGTTAAACTAAATTTAGTTGAAAAACTACTAACTCCAGCAACTGTAGGAGTGTAATATGGAAAAGAAACTCCAACAGTACCTGGTGTATAACCCACAGAAGGTCCAGAAGATCCAAATATATTATATATATTTCCAGTTCTTGTAGGAGCACTTGTAATAGTTGGAGCATAATAAGGAGAACCTCCTCCTCCTTTTATATAGGCATTAGAAGCTGGAACATCGGTTGTAGATGGATTCCACGCAATAAAATTAGAAACTGCAGAATTACCAGTGTAAGTAAAAAATAATTGTGTATCAACCCCAGTAACAAAATACAATTGCGGAGAATAAGAATATCCACTATTGTAAATAGTTTTTATTCCATCAGTGGCTTTTTGATTACCATATTTTTTATTATCAAATTGTTTAATAGTCGCAGTACTACCTTGTAGAAATATATTTTGTATATCTGTCCAATGAGTATTATTTTGATTTAATTCTTGCAATCCTCCAGATACGTCTACTAAATAAGTTAGTGTAGCGTTTATTTCACCAGGAATAAATGAACTAGTTTCTACTTGAGTAAATAATCCTATTTTATTTGAATAATAATTTATCATTGGATCATTACCATAAGATATATCTCCTCCATAATTTCCACTACCAGTAGTATAAATATTATAGGTTTTTGCCATTGAAAATGATCCACTATATCTAGGAATTATACTTCGTCTTAAATTATAATTATAATCTTGTACATAAGCATATTGACTATTTGGATTTGATTGATAAGAATTACCCAGTATTATGGATTGAGTAATATATCCATAGTTTGTAGCTTGATTTTTTAAAATTCCTCCAAAATCAAGATGAAAAAAAGTATTAGATCTTATAGAACTTGAAATATTTTGATACAATGCACCAAAATTAATACTTTGACTAGGAGTATATCCAAGATTTAAATTTTGAAAAGGTTGATATGATTTTTCAATTTGACTTTTGTTATGGTAAGTAGATTTAAAACTAGATCCACTAAATTCCCCAGTAAATTTTTCAAATCCTACGCTATGCGAAACTGGAATTAATCCTAAAGTTGAATATTCTGTTTTTACAAATGCAGTGGATTTACTAATTAGAGAGGGATCAGATCCACTTATTTTACTTCCACTTATTTCAGACACTAAAGAACTTGATGTTACAGTTGGTTGATGTCTAGCATATTTACTTCTTTCTAATATGTGTGGTTTTACAATAATTCCTGTCGATACATTTGCTCTAGCGGGCACAAAATCTTTGATCATTTTAAACAATGAATTGTTATAAAATTTGATCATTCGAATATACTCTCCTATACTATGATTAGGATATGTTGCGTACGTACTAAATGTAGTATTTTTAAATGCTTCTAAAGTTTGATAAGATGCAGAATATTGATCATTAGGATTACCTATTAATTGATCTATATTAAAATATCCTAAAGAACCAGTAATAAAAGCATTAATAGAGTCAGCTGGAGAAAATCCAATTTCTATTTTTGAAGAATTTATTCTTCTATTTGTTTGATAATATTGATTACTTATATAAGGTGATAATACAGACGCTGATATTTGTAAACTACTGGTTACTGTATAAGCTTTTAAATTGTTTATTTCTAAAAGACCATCTTGTACAGAAGAATCATATCCTCCAAATTCATTAACTGTTAAAATGCTTTCAGGAATTCCATAACATGCTATTAAAGCTTTTAATCCTCTATGAGTACCTTTTGTTTTTAACAAATAAGGTAAATTATGGTATATTCTTTTATATATTTCATTTTGTATAGTCTGAGCTGGTAAAGTAGCTATACTAGATGTTACAAAATTTGTAATTCTTTCCGATCCTGTTGGAGGCAATAAATTACCATTAGCGTTAATCCCAAATAAAGAGTAATATAAATTATCTGATACATTAGAATTAGTATAAAGATGCATTCCTAGCCCTCTTAAAGCATCTCCAACAAGATCCATAGACACACCCGTGTTAGGATTATTTGTATTATTATATCTATTAGTTACATCTTTATAATATATCCAAATGTTATCAAAATGTTGACCCATCATATATACAAAAGTAGAATACGGAATATTATTTGGATCATCTTGTAAATATCTAGGAATAGAATTTGTTAGTAAATCTTTATTAGTTAGATCATAATATGAAGCAGAATATAAAATAGAAATATTATTTCCTACTGGTTGAGTTGTAGAATTACCTAACCAATTTAAACCAGCAGTAGAATTAACAGACGCTAATGTATAAGGTTGTGTATTATTAGTTTTTGGCCATGCAAAGGATGCAGAAGTAAAATATAAATAATATTCGTAATTATCAAAATTAGTTATTATATTATTTATCGATTGACTTAAAAATCCAATAGAAGAAGAAGCAACTAAATTTCCACCAGTAACAGATTTTTGAGATTGTATTTGACTATTATATGATTCAATTAATCCAAGTTTATAAACAAAATTACTAATTCTTTCTGTAGCACTAGAAAAATGAATAAAATTAGAGAAATTAGAATAATCAACATTTATATTTATTGATTGATCTTGATAATAACTCATCAATTTTTGAAATGATGAAGTTACAGGACTTGATAATAAATTATTATAGTTATAATATGGAGTAGTTAAACCTAATTTTTGATTTACTTCTATTTTAAAATTAGGTCCTCTTAAATTATTTTGATTATTAATAGCATCTACTTCTATTTGAATATTAACATTATAATTTGCAGATTCTGCAATTTTATCAACAATCCATAAAGTTGATTTAATATCAAAATCTAATGGAAGTGGTTCATATAATTTTATTAAAAGATATGCTCCGCTTGAATCTGATGAGTATGCCGCGTTAACTCCAATTATAAGTTGATTATTACCAAAATTTAAATAAAAATCAGAAAAATAATTTTTATTTGCAGCATAACTTTGATATGAATTAAATCCATTTAATATATTAGAATCACTAATATTTTGAGATGCAAGTAATAATTCAGTTCTAGTAGAAGAAATTTGTTTTATCCAGTAGTTATTAACGAAAGAAGAATTAAATAATGTTCTTAAAAAATTATATTGAACATTAATACTTCCTCTATCAAAACCTAAATTATTTACATATGTTTGTGGATCTAAATTAATAGATGTGTACGTACCATTATTACTATTACTATTAGAAGGTAATGTATAATCTGTTAAGTTATAATCACTATTTAACAAATTATTAGAATCATCATATATAAAAGCTTCTATATAATCATTACTATTAGCTAAAAAACTAGTATTAATGTAATTATTAGATATTAATGAATTATCAATATTACTATAATTTTGAGCTTCTGTACCTGTGCCGGTATATGATATATTTACTAATTCCATTATTGTGTTATATTACTTACAGTTAAATAAGTCTGACTTAAATCTACTATTTGCTGTCTTAATGAATTAATTTCATCTATTAGAGCTTGTTCTTGTTGACTTACAGTTGTGCCTCCTACATATTGAGAACTTCTTGTTATTAATTCAATATGAGAATTAATTGATCCACTTACTGGTATATCATAGAATAATTGATTATAATAATCAAAAAATTGTTGAATAGATATAGTTGAGCTTGGTATAATAGGAGTAGGAGTTACTAACTCTGAAAAAGTTATATCTATTACTTTATTATACGTGTTTATTCCGTAAACCTGTTTTATTAAATTTACACTTTGTGCCATTACCTAACAATTTTAAAAATCAAGTCACTATCTATGTTTATACTTTCTTGAGTTGATGGTACTACTGTTTTTACTAAGAGTTTATAATATCTTTCAGGCTCCAATCCATTCATATATAAATTAAAATAGTTGTATACGCCATCAGAACTAATTTTTGTATAATTAGTATCAAAATCTATAACCATTTCTTCTGTTTTATAATCTTGTATTGCCCAATAAGAACTTGAAGGTAATAAAAGGGTATTTAAATATATTGAAGAAGTTACAAACTGACGAGTAGGAAATGTTTTTCTTGTTGCTAATTTTACTCTATACTGTTGTGTGCCGTATTTAAATTCACTTTTATTATTTGCAAAGTTAACTACGAAATCATCATCTGAAATGATTGAACCAGTTATATAATTACTATCATCCCACTTAAATTCTAATGTAGGAGGATATATTGTATGAGTGTCTGTGCTAAAAAATTTAGTTTCTATATAAGATCCTGAATTTATTTCTATATTTGGAGCATGTCTAACTAAAATTCCATTATTTGCATATATAGAATAATACCAGCCTTTAAATATGTTTGTAACATCTACATTAATATCTTTATTATCAGAATATCCAAAACTTTGAGTAGAATATGCAAATCCACTAGATGTAGGAATATATGATCCACCTCCTGGAACTGTGTAATAATTAGTAACTGCTGTCCAACTAGCGCTAGATCCTGTGACATACGCATTAGGTGAATTCCAACAAACTCCATTAATAGTATCAGGATAGTCTCCAAATTTGCCTGTACCCATATCCCATGATTGATTCATTGAATGAAAATAAAGAGAATACGTAGTAGACAAGTTTTCAGCATTAGCTAAATATAATCTTAGACTTGTTTGAAAATTTGAATTTCCAGAAGGATTTAGTGCATTAATTGTAGCTATATCAGAATCTGAAAATTTTATTATTGATCTTCTAATATCTTCTGTTGTATGAGATAGATATCTACCATTAATAGAAGCTCCATAATTTTTAACTCCAACTTCTAATATTTCATCTAATCCTGTATTTTTACCTATATCTGAAGAATAGATTGAGGCGTCAGCTGATGCGAATATTTTATATACTGCCATTGTTTATTGATTAAAATGTTACTACACGACCTTGAATATCTTTATTAGGATACAAAACTTCGAATATGCAGGGATCTAATGAAGGATATATAACGTTATTTACAGTTGCTCCTGCTATATCATAAGCATATTGAGAATAGGTATTTCCTGTAGAATCTACTAAATTGCTTATTGTAATATTTTTAACTGTTTGTACGCCTTGTACTTGATCTAATAAAGAATATATATTTGTTAATATTATGGGTTGATTTATTTGCCAATTACCTATATTAAAAAAGTTTTGTAATGTAGTTATGCATCTTGAAACTACGTCTTGTCCATTATAATTAGGAAGTATAACTATATCAAAATTAATCCCAATATTAACTATGTATGCAGATAATATTTTTATTGCATCTGTTAACATTCTATAATCTTGTAAATAAGTTTGAATATTTTGAAGTAATGCAGGAGATGGTTGTGCTAAATTTCCATTAGTATCTAATCCAAGAGTATATAGTGATATTAATAATTGATTTTGTTTAGCGCCTGTGTTTCCAATATAATTAGAAAATGTTTGATCATCTTTAGTTACATATGCTTTTGAAACTTTGCCATATATAGGAGGCATACATAATACTCGAGCTAAATAATCTTGTTGAGTTACAGCTCTCCATTGAGTTGGAAATTCTGCTAATGTATTCATTCTAATTTCTTCAACTGTATCACCATCCCCACCTCCAACTGAAGAACTAACATTATTAGTAATTACAGTATTATTATAAGATGTATTATTTCCAGTAAAATTAAAAGAACTTACTTTTGTTAATTCGCCGATTGATACATTAGAAGATGCACCACCACCAGATAAATAATTAAATGTAATTGTAGTATTTGATGGAGCTAATCCATAGGTTTGAGTAGTTACAAAATTAGTAGGATCCCAAGAACTAGATAAATAACTTAATCCTCCACCAGTAAAACCAACATTAACATTATTTGGATTTGGTAATAGTGAAGCATCAGCAACAGAATTAATTCCAGATCCAAATTCTATTTCTAAAGTATTATCAGATCTAAATCTTGATACAAATCTTCTAGGAACAGATTGTTTTTGTATTATATAAGGTACTTGATTTTGATATTGATTTAAAGCAGGAAAATTTGCTGCTGTATTGGCTACTGGAGTTAGAATATAATCTTGAGCCAAATAAGGTACTTCATACCAAGCATTACCATTTGAGTCTATAGCACTTATAATCGATATAATATTAGAATCATTAATAGTAACAGTTGAAAATCTTTGAGAAGTACCAAAACTAAAATTTTGTGTTTTAACTTGACCAGATATTGCTTTTCTAGTTTTCTTTAATAAATAAGTTTGAGGATTATTTCCACTTAATTGATATATAGAAACATTAGTTGGATCAAGAGATGAAGATACTGTAAAATCTATAGAATCTCCAATAAAAAAGTATGTACTACTATTTAAATTAGATTGAACTTGCATTCCTTGTTGAATAGTTAAAGCATAACTAAAATCAGGAAAAGGTTGCCCTCCTAAAGTCACAACAGGAACTTGTTGATAAACATCTAAATTTACTATAGCCGAAGAAATAACTTTTGGTCTATACCCCAACATATACGCTAAAGTATATAAGTTATTTGGCTGTTTAGCATACTGTAAAAAAGTTTCTTGTAGTTGATTATCTAAATAAAATGATAATACATCTCCAACATAGGCAGCCATTTCTATGAACATTGTACCTGGGGATGCTTGACTGAAATCATTATATACAGTAGGATAATAAGATTTTGCGTATTCAATCAAATCAGATTTGAAAGAAGTAAAATTCTTATTTAAATATGTGACGTCTATTTGGTTAGGCATCTTATGCGTTTTGTATGTTTATAGTCGCAGTATCATTTTGATTTGTACCCAATAAAAAATAACTAAGTGTTATAGTTACTGAATTATGATCAGGGTCACCTAAAAAAGATAGTTCTGTTACTTGTATGTTAGGAAAATATGATTGTATTTTATTAGTTAATGATAATTTTAATTCATCTAAAGATAAATTTGTTATTTGATCAAATAAAGACTTTCTAAGACTAGCCCCAAAATTTGGATTCATCGGTCTTTCACCAGCATCAGTTAATAAAAAATTAATTAAATTATATTTTGTTTGTTCTTGCGAAGTATAAACTGGTGTAAATACATTTGGAGCAGCAAAAGGTATTTTAACTCCTAAAGATATTGAAGGCCTAAAATCTAAAGCTGGTATTTTTGCTAATCCGTATGCCATATTACATTATTCCTTTTTTAATCATTTTTTGCATTAAATCAGTAAAATCTGGAACTTGATTAACTTGTACCATTTCTACAGCTGAACTTGGTCTAGATGATGCTAACATTCCATCAACACTTCCAACAGGCGCATCAATATTTTGAATAAAACTCATAGGATCCATTTCGACTTCAGGAGAAGCAAAAGCAAAATTATCATCTTCCATCATATTATTTGCGGTTTCTGCTAATAATTGATTAATTGGATTATTTGGTTTTCCTACAAAAGTTCGATTATATTGCTGAGCTGGATTAAATGGAGTCTCATTTAAAGTACCTGGAATAGCTATTGGCCTTTGTTGAGGTTTATCTTTAATCACTTTTTTATCTTGTGGATTAATAGTTTGTTTAGATTTTGATTCCAATAATCTATTTTGCTTAGCAAGAGCTTCCATTATCAAAACGGGCATCTCTTCTCTAATAGCATTTTTTACTTCCTCTCTTATAAGGATCCTTAATTTAGCTAAAGCGCTTGTTTTTTTAGTTGCCATATTGTATAAATATCAATTTGTTTAAAATTATCCTTTATTTGCTGACATTAGATTTTGTTGAAGTTGTGCAGTCGCTTGTGCCATTGCCTTTCTCATACGTCTTCTAAGAGCTTTTCCGCCTTTTTGCTTATTCATAAATGCGTTTAATCCAAGTCCTACATCTTCATCCTCATTATCAGGAGGATCTACTTGAGTATCTATATTACTTAAGAAATCTAATGATTGTGTATTATCTTCTATGTAAGATAAAGCTTCTTGAATAGTTGCTAATTGATCTCTACTTAAAGATGAATTTGGTATTTGCACAAGTTTTTTAGATTCTAATAAAAGTTGAACTTCTTCTATTATAATATTGTCATTGGAAGCATATGTAGGAGTAGAATGTACTACTTCAAATCCATTAGAATCAAGAGCAATCCCATATCTTCTAAATATTTTTACATTAGGATTTAATAATTGTTCAGATATAATTTGAATAGTATATCCACCAAATGTAGTATTTGCAGTATTTTTCTTTTTTTGACTATTTTTTACAAAATTATTTAATTGACCAATTAATCCTATTGTGGGTATTTGAGCAGTAGAGTCTCCATTTAAATGAACTAACGTAGCTTTTAAACTATCAACTAGTCCAGTAGGCGCATTTTGGCAAGATTCAAGATTAATTATAATAATATTCAAACTTTGAACTACTTGATTTAAATCTCCTGAAATGCTTGAAACTAAATTTACCATCAATGATAAAAAATCATTTAATGCAGCTATATCTAATAAAATCTTATCTAAAAAAGAATTTATTTTTGCTGCAGCGCCTGCTACAGTAGTTGTAATACCAACTATTGTAAATTCATTTGGTATTGGAAGTTTACCTAAAAAAGAAACAATGGTAGAAAAAACTTTAACTAAACCTGCTGCTATATTTACATAGGTTTGACAAGTTCTTATAGTAGATAATATCATACTACAAAACCTCTCTATTGAAACACATTGTTGCTGTATATTTTGTAAACTCGGTACTAATTTAGTTAGAGAATTGCCTAAAACGCTGTTTAATTGTGCTAATTGAGCCTGAACTAAAGAATTAGTTAATACAGCGGCTTCAGCTAATGCTGCAGACGCTATTGCACTTTGAGGATTTTTTACGTTTATAGCCTGTATTCTAACGCACGTTGTTCTTATATTATTTAAAAAAACTAAAACTTTTTTAAGATCAGTATTAGAAGTAAGTTGTATTCCTCCTACAGAAGTTTTATTTTTTAAACTATTTATACTAACTGTATTTAAATCTTCATTTGATATATTAACTGCGGTTACATATGTGTTTAAAAAAATAATAGCACTACTTACAAATATATTAATTACATTTAAAGTTGGAAATGCTGTAGTAATAGTAGGATCTACTATATTTGCTTGACTTTTTGGATCATTTAAATTTTTTAATCTTATTACTACATCTCCGATTAAAGCAATTAGATCTGACATATTAACTTCTTGTCCATTTGCGGCATTATAGTTATCTATTTCTAATTGAATTTCGTAAGCGGCCTTTTGAATTAACCAACCCTTTTGAGTAATTACTGAAGGGAATTGTTGTTTATTGGGAGGATTGTTTGGATCAAATTTATACCCTTGTATATTAGATAATAAATTTGCTTCATACGCTAAAATAGAACAAAGATCTACTGAAGCTAGTAAATTAATCACGCCTAAAACTCCAATATCCTTAATTCTCTCATTAATTCCTGCTGTCTTTAATTCACCAGGAGATAAGGTTTGAGTACCATTAAACACAGTGTCAATATTCGAATAAATCGTGTCTATTGTTTCATTAGCAGACTTGATTGCTCCTTCAAATATTCCTCCTGCCATAATTAATTATTTTTTTGTATAAATACTTTTTGTGATCGAGTAGAATTTTGTATTGCGTTTCTTATTCTAGGTAAATTTTTAGATATTTTACTAGCAGGTGCACTTAAATTAGATCTAAGAGTATTTAAATCAGAATATTGTACTTCTTTTGATTTATTAAAAAATTCTATTAATCCATCTATAAGTAATAATAATTCATTTACCAATGTATCACCTAATAAAACAGGTTCACCAAATTCACTTTGATCAGCATTCTTACTTCCTAACAATGTTTTAGGTGAACTAATGATAAATTTATCATTAGCATCTATATTAACTGTATGTTGACTAGATAAACTTACAGCTTGATTTCCAAAAATAAATACTGCATCTTTATCTCCTAATAAAGTTACTCTTTCTGAAGAAATAATTGCTTGACTTCCTGTATATGGAAATATTGGAGCGTACATTATTGTATAGTATTAGTTGAGGTTTTAAATGCAACTTCATCTTGGGCTACTGCATCTATAGTTTCATTAGAAATTGGAGATTGATAATAAGATGTAATTACGTTTTGTTCTTGTGTCACAAATTGTACTCCGTCAAATGAATTTAATGGATAATTAATTATAGAATCTATTATTATTTTTTGTCCAGCAGTCAAATAAATAGAGGAATTGTCTGAATTTATATCTTCTACTGTGGTTGCAAATTTATCATTAGGATTTGTTGGATTACCTTGTCCATTTCTTATAATAGTAATTGGATCTCCATTTTTACCAGAATCAGACCAGTGATTGTATTTTAACATGGCTGGTATAGTTGATCCAAATCTTATAGATTGACCGAATCGTGATTCTATTATTGTGTCTCCTTCAAACGGAGTTAATGGTCTAATTACATCATTTTCACCAAAAGTATAACCTTTTGGCATTTCATATTGCACTGTATTTTTAGAAGAATTATAATTGCCTTTAGATTTTTGATTGTTCATATATTGAGCAAATTCATCTAAATTTGGAAAAGCATTATGATTAACTGCATTCCATGTAGAATATGCCGGCATATAGTATAATTTTCTATTAGCCATATCATCATTCATATCTGGAGATGGACCAGGAACTATATAAACTATTTCATGAATTACTGGTAGTTGTTTTATAAAACTAAACATTGGATATGCAGACTTAGAAACTCCTCCCATAGATAATATCACAGGAGAATATAAAATATCAAAAGTAATTTTGCCTATATCACCGTATCCTGTGAAATTAGAATCTTTAATATTTAATTCACCTTGTTTTATAGGACCTAACACAATGTCTTTTACCCTACCAATTATATATCCAGGGCCTAAATTAGAGTTATCTTGAATTTGATTATTAGGATTGCCTAAAATACCGGCCATCTTTTAAATTATTTATCGGTTATTTGTTTTACTGTAGAATTAACAGCATTAACCTCTTTCATCAATTGTTCAATGTCTTTTTCTGATAGAAGTCCATCCATAGTTTCAGATTCTTTTTGAGCAGCTTGAGAAGCTTTTTGAAATAAAGCTAATAATTTAACTAAAACCTCATCATTTTTTAAACTAGAATCGATTAATCCTTTAATTTGTGGCATTAAAACAATAGCATCTCCAGGTCCTTCAATCATTTCAGATATCTGCTCTATTTTTTCTTGTATAGTAGAATCTTGATTGTGTTGTCTATTATAAACTTCTTGTACGAGATCAGATAATTTTTTACCTGGGAATATCTCTTTATCTAATTCCATGCTTATATTTAGATATAAATATCATGATCGTGGTTTTCTATTTGATTGCCCGGCAACCTACAAGCTACATTTCTGCAAGGTGTAAACGTGAACGAATACAACCCATTTGAAAATTACGATAAATATCAGCAGTTAGCGCCTGTGC